CCTCTCCCCAGTCCCTCCAAAATACCCCCTCTGGACTTATTAGATATTCCCAAGCGTATTCTTTTAAGACCTTATCCATCATCACCATCACATCTTCGAGGGTTATAGGTCTTCCGAGAGTTATAAACACATAATCTCCGTTTGATTTTTTAGCGTCAACCGATACCATCTGTCCACCTCTCTTTTTCCAATGCTGTGGGGTACGAACTAACATACTTTCTCCTTGTTGCCTAACAAAATTATATCCACATCCTATATCTGGGGTCTGGTAAGTATTCCAGAGAAGACAACCCTCCTTTAACTCCAGTATCTCTGGTATCTCTGGTACTGCCTTCTGGATTTCGTTTTTAAGCTCTTGTAGATTATTCATGTATAAGTTAGCAAAGATCTACATACCCTAGATAAATGAGTTCTTTGCAAGCATTATAAAATAGCTTGCTTGGTTTTACGTTGTCTGATGCACCTCCAGTCACATAGCCGGCAGCTTTCCATGTGGAGAACAGCATTTTTTCTTCTTTGCTGATTTTTACTGGATCCAGTGTTGCACTGTTAACCCAAAGATAGTCAAGGTACACCATCAGCCTAAGCTCCTTTGTTGTGATGTCCATGTCAAGCAGGCGCTGGCCTGCCTTCTTAATGCGCTCTGTTGCTTCTCCTCTGTTTTGTGTTTGTCTTACGTGGTTCATGTTGATTACTGTTTATGTGTCAACTAGTGTGACAACTTATAAGCTTCTTTCTCATGGCAGATAGAAATAAACCTGTAGTACTGCCTACCATGCAACTCTACCTTGAATACATGCCTGTTATAGTCTTCGTTAAAAGACAGTTGTGCCACAGTGATACCTTCCTTGGCCAGGTACTTACGAAACATTTCTGAGGTGTCCGTCGTTATGCTGTTTCTCATTAGTCGTTGATTATCTGGTATGAATAAGCTCTTGCTGAGTTAAGAGCAAGGTTGAACCCTTGGGTAGAACGGTTTCGCTTAACCCAGTGAAGTACACCTCTGTGATCTACAATTCTACCGAGCATTGCCTTGTTCACCCTACCAAGAGAGTCAGTTCCATGTCGCCTAACCTTAACTACATCCCCTTCCTTGAGTTCTACATCATCGATGTGCTGCATTAACATAATTATGAATCTAAATTAGTAAGCTCTGTGGTCGTTACTTCAAACTCTTCTCCTTTTTTACCTGCATCATAAGCTCGCTTCATGAGACCTACAATGTCATATACAAAGTTAAGATCTCGTCCTAACATATTGTCTTCTGGCTCTCCACCGTCTTGGGCAGTGATTTGTTCAACACCGTCGACTGCTATTGAATAACTCTGCTGATCATGATTCTCTGCTTGTAAAGCTTCACTGTAAACTGTTTCTGTGATTTTCATATTGTATGTGTGTTTCTTAGTTGTAATAGGTTGGCGCTTGATAGCGGTTATGCTGTTTCTACAATGTAACGCTTGTACTCTAGACTTGCAGTCTTATAAAAAGCAGAGCCATCCGTGTGTCCAAACTTTTTAATAAACAGGTGCAGTGAGGTTTTCATAGTATATGTATGTTAGATGTAAGATCAAGTTTTTCCTTTCCTTGATATATATATAATATCACAGTGGTCAACTATGTAAAGGCTTGCATGCTGCATGTAACAGATCTGGAGAAAGTAAACTAGTCCTTTGTTCTATGACTGCATAGTAAACACAGTCTCGCTCGGCTGTTGCTATAGCACCTGTAAATGTGGTTGCACAACTTTGCCCCATGCATTTTCTTAAGCTGTACCTTGAGTATTGCCTCCTGTGCGTCCTTTGTTGATGTATACATGGTGTAACAGGTTAAGCAATAACTCCTTGCTCCAGTAGCTCTGCAAACCGGTTGGCAATTTTATAATTTTTCACATCAGTCTCTATTTTGAGATGATCTGCTACTGCTCTTGCATCAATTTCAAGCATGATGTTTTCCTTTCGTCTCAACCGTGTATAATCTATAAACTTAATCACGATGGTCTTATCTGCTGGGTGAAGTGTTTTCATTGTAGTTTTCGTTATATAATAATATGTACTTGTGCATTCAGCATGACCCTTTATTCAAGGGTCTTACGAGACTGAGCATCCTGCTGCGCTTTAATACGTCTGTTTCTTTTCGCTAGTTGAGGCATTTGAACTTTCTTGTAATTGGCTAAGGCAGCAGCACAATCGTTTACGTATGTTGCCCAAGCCTCGTCTGTTGATTCTTCGTACTCTTTGTTTATTTGGCCTAGTGTTTGCATATTAGTTAGTATTATGATATTCCATAGCTTTATCTATGTGGCTCTTAAACTGTGTCACGTTCAAGTCCATAGTGCTTCCATGCTTGATACCGTCTACGTCAAGCACTTGTAGCCAAGTTCCGTACCCTTTCGCCCTGATCGTTTTACCGTCTATAGTTCCCACAAATGTGTACCAGTTGTTTTTATTGCTTCGCCTCAATGTATTGAGGGTTTCTGTGAGTGTTTTCATATAGTGTTATGAATTAGTCTATTAGATGTGCCTGGGCCTGAATAAGCATTCTTGTGATCCGTGCTGGTACGAGTAGTTTGATGTGTGCATCTTTTTTTACATTTTTTTCAAACGATTGAAAATCTTTACTCTGCTTCCTGATCTTAATGATTAACTCTTTTGCAATTTGTATTTTTTCTTCGATAGTCATATTTTAATTAGTTATATGTAAGTTGATCAAGTTTTCCTTTCCTTGATATATATATAATATCACAGTGGTCAACTATGTACAGGTATATTATCAGCATGATACAACTCTAGAGAAAGTAAACTGCTACGCTGTTGCCTGGCTGTACTGTTCTTCTGTAGTTGAATAGTACGATCCGGCGTCCCAACTTCTTCCTGCGTCAGCCTGCATGAAATAGTTTGTATATGTTGTTCCACTTGCCTGTGTCTCTTGATCCCTGTAGTACCATCTGTTATCGTTGCCTTGTGCGTACTCTCTTTGATTTGAATTAGTCATTTTAATGTTTTATGTTAAGTTGGTATGTAGTGTCAAGTTTTCCTTTCCTTGATATATATATAATATCACAGTGGTCAACTATGTAAAGGCCTGCATGCAGTATGTAACAACTCTGGGGAAAGTAAACCGCTCATCTTTTTTTACACACGCATCTTAAGTAAGGCACCCTGGTGATAGTCATGCTGTCATTCACAGTGGTAACCTAGCCAATGCCTGAGTGCGCAATCCGACAGGTCAAGCAGTACCATGTCAAGTACGCCTGATGCAGTTTGCTCACCTTGCGTTAGTGGCACTGTCTGGACTAATTTCAACACACTGCTGTCTAGGTGCATTGACATCTACTGCATGTGTAGCAGCTCTTGCTGTCTTCATGCCAAGCTAAACTATGAGCAGGCCTAGTTCTATCAAAACAGTCAAAGATGACAGGATTGATCACAGAGACACACTGCAAACGCTGGTCTCGTACAGTTGCAATCTGTTACATTTATGACAGTGCACTTCTGGACATAGGCATGGCAGTTGCGCCAACTAATATGCAGACACACCCAATTTGTTTTTTGTGCAAACTATTTCTACCAGCCCGTGTACTAGCGTGTACGGGATATATAAAATAATATTTATATTTTTATATAAACTAGAGTAACAAGTTACTCTAGCTAGAATACTCAAAAAAATACATAAAAACATAAATATTATTTTACGAAAGTTGAGCATCTCATAGCCTTTTGCGGTGTTAGTACCAGACTGCTTCAGAGATGTACCAGAAGTTGTTAACATGTTGGCTGTTTACAAAGTCAGAGTACATGATAATATCTACACATGAAAAACAAACTTTCCTTGTCCATCACACTAGTGCTGGCAACAATAGCATTAGCAATATTCCTAAGTTCACTACTATCTCCAGTAACCACATATGTGGACATTCTGCAGGTACCTGACCTCACCAAACAGGCAGTCAAGCAAATTGAGAATTACTCAGATATAGATTTTGCAACAATTGTAAAGGACGGTTCTGTAAGCAAGCTATTCGAATTTTCCAAGGTTGAAGGACTCGTTGAGGTGCCAGACAGCACAAATATAGATTATGCAATCACATTTGTCAATTACAACGGCACCTGGGTGCCAGTGCAGGTCATAACTAACGATTTGATATTTGTGAATGACCTGTCCACAGAGTCCAAACTGACTGATCTTGTATCACCGAGATCTCAATAACAATACATAGCATATGCTAAAATATCACAAAATCAAAAGTGCATACATAAGAGACCCTCATAACATGAGAAAGGTGTTTGTTGGTACTTGGTCAAAGCCAGAGTTTGAGTATATGCAAGACCTTAAATGGCATATTGACGAGAAAATAGATGGCACTAACATGAGGGTAATGTGGGACGGCTCATCAGTTACAGTTGCAGGAAAAGGTCCGACCTCCCAACTGCATCCAGACCTAATAACAAACGTATCTGCACTATGTGATTTGCAGAAATTCCAATCCACTTTTGCACCTACGGAGTCTGCTGAGGTATGCATATACGGAGAAGGCTATGGCCCTGGCATACAGAAAGGTGGTGGAAACTACAGAAAAGATAAGAGCTTTATTGTGTTTGACATCAAAATTAGGCAGCACTACTTAGAACGCAGCAAACGAAACGAGGTAGCATCAGCCCTTGGCTTGGAAGTAGTCCCTCAACTACCAGATATGACGCTACACGAAGCAACAGAGTTATGCAAAGCTGGCTTTAACTCCTACTTTGGCGACTTCATGTCTGAAGGTGTTATAGCAAGGCCTAAGGTACACATGACAAACAGCCACGGTGAGAGAGTGATTACTAAAATTAAGTGTAAAGATTTCTAACATGGCACATGATTTAACAAAAGTGACAAGGGTGGAGGTGATTAACCATCAGGATGACGACCCTTCTTTCGGGAGGGCATTTGTCAAGTACAAGTGTGGCAACGTGGCCATGGACATTCAGGACGGAGGGAAAACACTTAAGGTGTTTATTTCTGAAAAGACATAAGTTATAATGGATGTATGGCACTTACTAAAAAGGACAGAGAACTTATTGTCAAGATGGCAAAGGAGAATAAGCAGCTCAGAAAAGACCTAACTGGAAGGATTGACGAGATAGATAAGTTGCTCCATTCTACACCGAATGCCTCAACTGCTGGTACACAGATACCAGACACCTCATCCCAATCTGAACCACACCACCTTCCTGTGGGCGCATCAGACTCAGGGAACACAATTCAGGTTTCATTTGAAGGCAACGATGCAGACAATGTGAAGGAACTGATCTTAGTGGAAACGTTGTACTCAACACTTGTCACATTGTGCAAAGACAACAAGATATCAAGCTTACTAATCAACATTGACAACAAGTCAAAATAACAATTATTATATGAAATACGCATACAAAACATTTGAAGCAAACGGACGAACATTTAACGTAGGTGAAGTTGTACCTGAAGCTTACGCAAACACTAACGCAGGTAAGAAGTATGCACAAGAAAAAGGTTACACTGAACCAGTAGATGCAGAGGAGGAACGAGTAGGACTTACCACTGCTGATCTAAACCCACCTGCTGTTGAAACTGAAGAACCAGTTGAAGCGCCTAAAGCTACTGACACTCAGTCAAAGGACTCAGAAAAACAAGTAGAAGCAGAAGAAGAAGTTACAGAAGAAGTTGAAGAAGAACCTGCACCTAAGGAAGAAGCGCCAAACACAAAACTACAAGGGCTGTTTGGTAAAAAGAACAAGAAAACAGGGGAGGCTGCTAAAAAATAGCATCTCCTTTCTGTAAAGCTTATATCAGGATTAACACACTCTAGTGAAGGGGTGTGTTTTTCTATGCCTTAGTATACCTAAATAGTGCTCAAAAGTAGTAGCACAGCCTCACACACAGCCATAGAACAGCTTGATCTAGTGAAATCTGCCTTACGACGCCCCTATGCAGAAACACTCTGAGATGGGCGCATCCTGGTCCACCTCATATACTCTAGACCTTTACTGGCTATAGGTCAAGAAACAAACCCTATATAACCAAAGTGCAACCGATCCGCATCCCTACAAGTCAGCTTTACGCGTAACGCTCGTTTGTTGTTATAATTGATGTATGACTAACAAAACAAACATTTTATGCAAATACCGCTAAACAACAAGACTCCTTCAGGCAAACGGACCATGCAACCAATGGATATACTAAAGAAGTATGACATCAACCTGCAAGAAGAAATGTTCTGCCAGTACTACACATCACCCACTGAGTTTTTTGGAAACGGCGTACAATCCTACTCCGCTGCTTTTGACATAGACATCTCAGACCCCCACGAGTATAGGCGAGCCAAGAGTAGGACAGGCACACTACTTAACAAAAAGGAAATAACAAACAGGCTGAACGCATTACTCCAGTCTGCCGGTTTAAATGACACCCACGTAGACAAGCAGCTCCTATTCCTTATAGACCAATCATCTGATTTCAACGCAAAACTTGGCGCCATCCGTGAATACAATAAACTAAAAGACCGTATAACAACAAACCATAATGTGGAGATTATAAATCCCGTTGCACGTATTGAAATCATGCCTGTTAATGTAACCGATATAGAAACAGATGAATCAGACTAACACCGAAAGAACAATCAAATGGCAAGCTACTGACAAACAGCAATTAGCTTTTTACTACCTCAACGACGAAGAAACAACTGAGCTTCTTTATGGAGGTGCTGCTGGCGGTGCAAAATCATTTCTTGGATGTGCATGGCTCATTATCAATTGCCATACGTTTCCAGGGTCAAGATGGCTTATGGGACGAGCTGTTCTAAAGCAATTGAAGCAGTCTACACTCCTCACCTTCTTTGATGTTTGCAAGATGTGGGGACTAGAAAAAGGACAGGACTATGTATATAACGCACAGGAAGGAGTGATATCGTTTCCGCAGACTGGATCAGACATATATCTAAAAGATCTCGCCCATTACCCTTCTGACCCAGAGTATGATGCACTAGGATCAACGGAGTATACAGGTGCATTTATTGATGAGGCAAGTCAGATACGTGAAAAATGTAAGAACGTTGTCAAGTCCAGACTCCGGTATAAGCTGGATCAATTCGGACTGATACCCAAGATGCTAATGACATGTAACCCTACAAAGAACTTTTTATATGGCGAGTTCTACAAGGCAGACAGAGATGGCACACTGCCTGACATCAAGAAGTTCATCATTGCAAAGGTTAGTGACAACCCATTCTTGTCTAAGGAATACATTAAGACACTGAACACCCTTGACAAGGTATCACGAGAACGTCTGTTGAAAGGTAACTGGGAATATGATGATGACCCCTCAGCACTCATGGACTTCGACTCGCTAACAGATCTATTTACTAATCAACTTGAGCAGGACATTGAAGACCCTTCTAGACCAGACCCTAAGTTCTATATATCATGCGATGTAGCCCGATTCGGGGCCGACAGGACTGTAATAACAATATGGAAGGAATGGGTGTGTGTAGGAGTGCATTCATATGCTAAGACATCAATTCCTACCACAGTTGGTCTTCTCCGTCAATTCATGACACAGTATTCGATACCTTCATCAAGGGTGATTGTCGATGAGGACGGAATTGGAGGAGGTGTGAAGGATTCACTCTATGGTATCAAGGGGTTCGTGGCAAACACTAGAGCCAACGGATCAGAGAACTATACAAACCTTAAATCACAATGTGCATACGCTCTGGCTAAACAGGTCAACACCAAAGCAATGCGAGTTGAAATAGACAGTGGTGATATGAGGGCAGGACTTATTGCGGAGCTTGAACAGCTGAAGGCTAAGGACATTGACAAGGACGGAAAGAATGCCATTGTATCAAAGGACAATATGAAAGCCGCACTTGGTAGATCACCGGATATTCTTGATTGTCTAATCATGAGGATGGCGTTCACGTATATACCGCATGCTAAGTTGACATTTGTATAGGGAGTGCACCACTCATACATTGAGCCACCACTGCTATGCTGACGGAATGTACTCCATGTCCAGCAGAGTCAATACTCATACATTGCAATACATTTATATGTGAGATGTATGTGGAATATGTATGCAGAGCGCTATACTCATATAATGCTATACATTTACCTATTATAGGATAGGTGGATAATGTATGGAGAACGCTATACTCCACCAACTGACCACATCTACAGCATGTGTCAATGTCGGCAAATGTCCTAAGAATGCTACACTCATACATCGTTACCTACTTGATGTTATAATTATCAATATATGAAAGCACTCATCAATACACTTAAAACAAATACAGTTGAGATACTTGCAAACATGCTGAACTTAGGAGGCACAGGCCTTGTAATTATAGGTGTTTGCTTACTCCCGATCATTATTTCAATCAAACTGATCATTCTCGGCCTATTATCACTAACTCTGTGGAAAACAATTGCCTAATGAAATTCAACTACAAAAAACTATTTAACTCCGGAGGCACCTCAGAAAAATCAGTGATTATTGATGAGCTGTCTCACATCTTTGCTGGTATTACTTCTTCGAGTTGGAATGTTAACAACCAAATGGAGCAGTACGGTAAATCACTCTACATTTATGCAGCTGTCAACAAGGTTGCAACTAAGGTTGCAGCTGTTGACTTACGCCTATACAAAATTAAGAACAAAGCAGGTGACGCAGAAGAGGTGCTGAATCATGAGATTCTTGACCTCCTTGTTAAGATCAACCCGTTCCAGACAAGGACAGAGTTCCTTAAAACAGCATGGATCAACAAGAAGCTAACAGGAGAGGCTTTCTGGCTTAAAACACGTAACGCTCGAGGCCAAGTCATTGAACTATGGAACCTCCGACCTGACCTTATGACTGTTGTATCTGACCCAGTGACATATGTTAGTCACTATGAACTTGCTAAATCAAACGGTAAGGTTGAGATATTTGCACCTGAAGATGTGATCCACTTTAAAGATCCGGACCCACTTAACCCATTCAGAGGTATGTCACCGTTGGTTGCATCCAAAACACGTATAGAGACAGAGAAACTTGCATCTGAATTCCAGCGCAACTTCTTCAATAACAACGCAAGACCTGATGCACTCCTAGTAACAGAGCAGCAACTAGATACAGAGCAACGTACACAGATGACATCTGCATGGGACGAGAAGCATAAAAAGGATGAGTCATCAAAGATTGGTATACTGGAAGGAGGTATGAAATACCAACAGGTATCTATATCACAAAGGGAAATGGATTACATCGAATCAATGAAGTTCACAAGGGATGACATTCTTGTAGCACTCGGTGTACCTAAGTCAGTTATCACAACAGATGACGTTAACTTTGCCAATGCACAAACCGGTATGATGATCTTCCTTTCTGAAACAGTGGTGCCTGAAATGAGTCAATTGGTGGAAGTACTAAACGAATTCCTAATACGACCAGACTTCGGAGATCAATTCTTTATTACATACGATGATCCTACTCCATCTGACCGTGAATCACTAAGAGCCGACTCTATTGCAGCACATGGTAAATGGGCAACTATCAACGAGATACGTTCTGAACATGACCTACCTGAAATTGAAGGTGGCGACGTTATAGCTGAAGGTGCTGACGCAACAGAGGTGGATCCTGCTAAATCACTTACCTTTAAGACTGATCCTAGGGTAAAGTCCACTGCACTTAAACTTCTACAAGGCCGACCACTCCTACGAACCAAATTTGAATTGCTGGAGACAGCATCATCTGAGGTAGCTGTGGCGATGAAGGCAATTGCAACAGCCAAGGGAAAAAAAAAGAGCACACCGACTAATCTAGATAAATCCCTTGTGTCTGTGCTACCAGATCGTAAATCTAAGACAGACTACTATAATATGGTCAACAAACGTGTAGATAAACGTGCAGCTATCTTTGAGAAGGAGGTTGTTCGTGAAGCAGCGCTGCAAGAACAGAGGGTGATCAAGGCATTGACTAAGCTGGACTCTACTAATAATAAAGGAGTGCATAACAAACTGAACCACAGTGATGTTAACTCTGTCTTAAACAAGACAGCGGAGGTTAAGCTGTGGTCAGCAATTGCATTGCCGTTCCTTAGTGAATACGCTGAACTAGGTGCTGACGATGCAGCTGCACTAACAAGTGAGGCATATGACATGACACCTCAGCTGGCTGAACTGATGGAAGCAAGATCAGTATTCTTTGCACAGTCTGTAACAGACACGACATTCTCAATGTTGACAAGCACACTTACACAAGGAATCAATCAAGGGGACGGAATCGGTGCACTAACGGAAAGGGTACAAGAGGTATACGGAGATATACCCAAGTCGAGGGCACAGCTTATTGCAAGGACTGAAGCAACCTATGCAAACAACAGAGGTGCACTATCACAGTTCCAGCAATCAGATATTGTGCAAGGCAAGGAATGGATCAACACAGATGATGACAGAACAAGACAGGCACATAGGGATGCACCGGTAGGCGTAGGTGGAGAGATAGTAGGTGTCAATGCACTATTTACAAACGGGCTCCTTGCACCGTCTGAATATAATTGCAGATGTGTACTTGCTCCATCAATCCTTAGTAGTGTACAATAAGGCACGTTATTGCACACCAGTTCACAGAAGGTGCACATCGCACAGTTATGTTATAATTATGGATATACGACAACCAAAACCAAAAACACGATTGGAGAGGATCCACGAGAAGCTTAGTAAACATGAAGCTCTAATCAACAGCCAAGACAAAGGCAGCATTGAAGTTAACTTTTCTGGATCGTCTGAAAACATCTCAATCAAAATAGTACTATAAACGAAAGACTTATCAATTCGTGACCACTTAAATGCGGGCGTCTTCAAGTAACATACTTGAGGGCGCTTGTTTTCTTAATAGACAATATATGAAACTACAATACTCAAAATTCCTCTTTACGCCAAAAGAAATCAATGTTGAAGAAAAAACATTGCGAGCAGTGTTCTCAACTGATGATGTTGATCGACATGGCGAGGTTGTTGACCAGGGCACCTGGCTTCTAAAAGACTTTATGACTAACCCGGTAGTCCTATTCGGACATGACCACGGGCAACCGCCTGTAGGGAAGATCGTAGAACTAGACTATAACGACGATGGTAACCTTGAAGGTACCGTTAAGTTCGCTGCAGATGAATACCCATTTGCTAGTGTAATATGGAACCTATATCGAGAAGGTTATATGAAAGCCTTTTCTGTAGGATTCTCACCAGGTGAGGTTGAATATGATGCAGAAGGAGTTGCAAAGCTTAAAGAGAACACATTGTTTGAAATCTCTACTGTATCTGTTCCAGCAAATGCTATGGCACTTGCAAAATCAAAAGGACTTGACACTTCATCACTTGAAGACAAGTACATTGAACTGGATAATACAGAAGAAGAGGAAGCTAAGACTGAAGATGTACAACCAGACACACCGGAGGAAGTACCTGACACTACACCTGAAGAGGTGAAGGCAGAGACTCCTATTGAAGGTGATGTTGATCAGGAAGAAGTCAAAGATACACCAGAGGAAACTCCGGAAACTCCTGAAGTTGTAACCCTTTCATTAGAAGACCATCTTGATTCAATAAAAGGCATGGTGGACGTAAGTCAATCTGACTCTGAAGCAATTCGGTCAGCAATCAATACACTTGAAGGAATCCTGGCAGGAGCTGATGAAGAGGGCAAGGACGAGGAAGAGGAGGACGAGGATTACAAGGAAGACGCTGCTAAGTTCATTCAGGTGAAAACACCGGCTATAACCATGTCAATTCCTACGGAATCACCTTCTAAAGCCAAGGCTATCAACAAAGCAATCAGAGCATTGCTTGCCGAAAAACGGAACTAATTTATTCTAATCAAACATTACTATGAACATTACTGACATTCTTAAGAAAATTGCTGCTGGTGAAACTATCACTGCAGCAGAAAAGAGTGTACTTGTTGCAAACAAGGACATCCTTTCTGAAGATCAAAACACTGCTGTCGAAGCTGCTGACGTTGCTGCTGAAGAAGCACCTGCTGAAGTACCTGCTGAAGACGCTGTAGATGAAAAAGGAGTGGATGCACTTCTAACCAAAGCAATTCAAGACCGAATTGATGCGGCATCTGAGCAAATTGCAAACAAATTCCTTGACGGAGTTGAAGCGCAACGACAACGAGCAATTGATACAGCCGTACCGGTTGCTAAAACTGCTGAAGATTCAACACGTGGATTCATGAAGGCACTATTTTCAAATGACCACGTTGCACTTAAAGCTGTATCAGGTCTTTCAAATGCTGCTGGAGGTTACCTTATTCCAGAGGAACTTCGATCAGAAATCCTACGAGTTGCTGAAGACCAATACGGTCTAGCTCGACAAGAAATGCGATACCTACCTTTCTCAGGAGAAGGGAACGAACGAAAAATTCCATCACTTGCAACATCAGTTGCTGTGTCATGGACCGATGAAGCAGGTGAGAAACAATCAACTGCTCCAACGTTCGGTGTGGTAACACAAACTCTGAAAAAACTGGCGGCAATCGTGCCAATGACAGAGGAAATCATCGAAGATGCTAATCTTAACCTTACTGAACTTGTTGCGGAACTATTCGCAGAAGCAGTAGCTAAGGAAGAAGATGAACAATTCTTCAATGGAGACGGATCAGTGTGGACTGGTATCTTCAACAATGGTAACGTCAACGACGTTCGAATTGCTGGAACTGACCCAGCTGCTGTAACTGCAGAAAACCTTCTGTCACTTACAGACGCACAACCAACAGGTGCACTTGCAGGATCAAAATTCTACATGCACCGAGGAGTATATTCTAAGATTCGAGCTCTTCGAGAAGGAGACGGAACTGGAATGTTCATCATCGCACCACCTACAGGACCAAACACACTACCAACAATGTGGGGATATGACATCGTCCTATCGGATGCATGTCCACTTGTTACGGTAACAGGTAATTCTAAACCGTTCATCATGTTCGGTAACCTGAAAAAAGCAGCTATCTTCGGAGACAAACAACAACTTCGTGTGAAACTACTTGACCAGGCAACTGTAAACAACGTTGCGAACAGTGGATCAATCAACCTTGCACAGCAAGACATGGTCGCAGTTCGAATTGTTGAACGAGTTGGATTCGTACTTGCACTACCAACTGCAGTATGTGTACTATCAACTGTAGCAGCTTAATTTTAAGCTTGACCTAGCTCTTCTCTAGTAGGAGGGTTGGAGTGAGGATTAAGACAATCTCTCTGATTATTTGTAACAGATCGTTTCAATATGGCAGCAACAATAGAAATTGACGAATCAAACGGGGCAGGTGAAACGGTAACCACTAACATTGTTAACACAAATATGGGAAGCATTGATGCATCTGGGTTAGACCCAGTAGCTTATCCAGTAACATCAGGGACGAACACCTTTGAGAAGTGGCAAAAGATAAGGGTTGTATCCATGCACGCTGTATTTAAGATTGACAACCTTAAGGTGTGGAGAACAGGAACACTAGGAGGGTCAGCAGTTCATTTGTCAAATGCACGTGAAAGATCTTATGTAGGGTCAGCATCTTATGCACAACCTACTGATCGTAAATCTTCCGTGGCAACACAGCCAATGGCTTCAACAGAACCTGCTGGTCCTAACCTAGGAATAGGAGGATCACTAGTAGGAGCATTCATGAGCCCAGGGTCATCTGATTATTTTGTGCATCAGCTACAAACAAACAAAGATGACACCGCTGGGTCGGTCTCAGTGTTGAACTATCAATACGACGAACTAACTTAGCAGTTTACTTAACCAACTATGCAAGAAACAAAATACATATTTACTAAGGACGGCAAAGAAGTTGAGGTTGCCTTGGAAACCTGGTCATGGGCTGCAATGCTACATGATGGCACTGTGACATATCAGTTTGAACCAACTGAGTATGAGCCAGGCAAGGCTAAGTTTCATAGCATACGGGAAGTGGACGCTGCATCTATTAAGACATTAGTTATGTCTTGTAATGCAGACCCCACTCGACAATATGTAATGCACATGGGGGAGGATGCACTACCGATTGTCTTTACTCGAAGAATTGCAATGTCTGTAGGTACACCTGCAGAACAAAAACTTAATGTGTACTGTTTTGGTAAAACAGTGAATGGAACACCACTCTACAACTTCATACTACCAGACGGAAATCTAGTAACCACAGAGGACCGTAATTTGCCGCTAATCAACACATAATCAATATGGACCCAATCAAAAACTTTGCTATAGCGACTCTATCTACAGTGTACACAAGTGGTGCAACATCGATAACACTTGTAACTGGAGAAGCGTCCGTATTCCCTGATGTATCAACTGATGGTGCGTTTAACCTTACATGGTGGAACGCAACTGACTACGTGAACGCAGTAGATGACCCAAACAAAGAGATTGTCAGGGTTACAGCCATATCAGGTGACACTCTTACCGTTACACGTGGCCAAGAAGACACCACTGCGTCAGATAAGAACGTTGCAGGCAAGGCATATAAGGTTGTTCTGTCCTTCACTAAGAAGACGTACGACGAGATTGACACAATTGTAACAACTGCTTTGGTAGCAGATGACATAAATGTTACTGTCCAGGCACATGACGATGGCCTTCAAGCCATCTCGGATGCCGCAGGAGGGTCCGTACTAGCTGAAGATCAGTATTACTATGGCAACGCCTCAGATGATACTGTCAAAGGGACAATCACAGCTGCTGGTAGGTCACTTGCTGCTGCAGCAGATGCATCATCTGCTAGAGTTGTTCTAGGATTAGGCACTGCAGCTACTACTGATGCAAGCGACTACGCTCCTGCTCTTGGTGCAGATGATAACTACGTAACTAACGCTGAAAAGGTAGTTGTAGGCAACACATCAGGAACAAACACAGGTGATCAGACCAACATTACAGGAAATGCAGGCACTGCTACAGCGCTAAACACACCTAGAGAGATTGCAGGAGTAGCATTCGATGGTACAGCAAACATATCTCTTAACAACAACGCAATAACAAACGGTGCTGGATATATCACAGGCTACACTGTTACAGAATCTGATGTTACCAACCAGGAAGGAGCTATCACCATTGCAAGCTCACAGGTATCAGACTTTGATACAGAGGTAGGCAACAACAGTGATGTAGCTGCAAACACCGCAAAAGTAACAAACGCAACTCACACAGGGGACGTTACAGGGTCAGGCGCGCTTACAATTGGCACAGGGAAGGTTACTAACGATATGCTTGCCGGTTCAATAGACGAAACAAAACTGGATGCAAGTGTAAACACTTCTCTGGATCTAGCAGATAGCTCATCACAGGCCACTGGAGTTGAAGACAATGCAGACGTAACAGATACCGCAAATGTTACCTCAGCAGGAGCGTTGATGGCAAGTAATGATCTTTCTGATATATCTAATGCGACTACCGCTATATCAAACCTTGGGTTAGATACTCTCTTGGACGCAAAACTTAATTTAGCAGGAGGAACAATGACAGGAGCGTTACTTCTTGGAGGTGACTTGGATGTGAATGGTAACGATATAACAAGTGCCACAGGATTAGACATCTCAATAGGAGGCTCTGCTGGAAATGATTTTACTATTGATACAAATAAATTAGTTGTTGAGGGTGACACGGGGAACGTCGGAATCAACACAACCACCCCATCCGCAAAACTCCAAATCAAAGGCGATGGAACAACCACTGGTGAAGTGTTCTCTCTTCTCGACTCTACAGGTTCTGACTTAGTTACTGTTTTGGATAGTGGAAAAGTAGGGATTGGGACGGACAGTCCAAAGTACGCCTTTTCAGCAAATCCACAAACTAATGCTTCTTACACTGGTCAAATCTCTATAGGGGTAGATTCTACTTATGGAGCAGGACCAGTTTTATTCCTCGATGGATACAATGAAGCTTCCACATACAAGATGTATGTGGATAACTCAGGAGGATTCCACTTAGCATCTCCAAATGATACCGAAGTTCTAAGTGCGAGTAACTCGGGAGTATCAATGGATAGGTTAATTACGACAAATGCAGGAACGGCTGTTTCTCCTTCACTAACTTTAGACAAAACAAGTAGCTCTGAGGTTGGTTTATACGTACCAGGAGGAATTGGTTCTAATACTCTAGGATTTGTAACAGACAGGTTAGAAAGAATGAGAATTAACGCTGATGGAAATGTAGGAATCGGACTTACTCCCACAGCGAATATGGATGGTCTATCTATTGAATCAGGGCTTCTTACCCTAAAAGAAAGAGCCACACCAACCGCTGACACTAACTATGGAAAAATCTACACCAAGACTGACAATAAACTCTACTTTCAAGATGGTGCTGGATCAGAACACGAAATAGCTTTCGTATAATCCTACTAACTAACTAATAAAATTATGGAAACAGTAAAAATGAGCATAGACTTCGATGTACCGCAGGCATTTATTGACGCAGGAGGATTGACAATACTTGCAACACACGCTTACGGGTATAGTGCAAAGGTGCAAGATGTAAGTGCAGAAGATGGGACAATTGAACTTATTGACAACCCAGTTCTTCCAGAAGATCATATCCGAACAGAAGAAAAAAGAGCGTTCAAGCAACGAGCAAAAGAGGCCTTCCTAAAGCAAGCAAAGAATTCAGCAGTGAAGGAGACGGCTGAAGCGTTTGACGCACTTATGGAATAGGTATGAAAAAATACACAGGCACAACAATACTTGGTGTAATTGCATTGATCTTTGGAGTGGACACTGTGCTGTCGCTAGGGGAAGGCGCAACAATATCAGAGTGGTTCCACACGTTCCTAACTGACGATCCTGTTGTAGGGTTTACCATCATGATTGGATTCTTTTCCACACTGATGGTCCACTTCTGGAGGTTTAAGAAGTAACTCTGTCTTAAGAGGCAGCAAACAAGGAGGGCGGCTATTAACTAATCAACTATCACATGTTCGGAGCAGCATCATTCGGAACAACTGCATACGCAACAACTAACCTGAGACGTATTAGTAACAGTGGTTTTAGCATACTAGGTATGTCATACTACATAGGTACGTCTGACTGTGATAACACTTACTTATACAGAAAAGACTCAGTAGTTACAGCACAATCATCCTTTCTTGAAAAACAGACCACACCTCTGACAGCACAACCTTCTTCACTTGTTAGAAGGGTGACGTTGCTTAAGAGGCCTGTATATTGTCCAGAACTGCTTGTAGAGACAGGAGAAACACTATTACTAGAAACAGGAGGTGATATAACACTATAATATGGCGGAATCAAAGAAAATATCAGAGTTGGGGTACATCGCTGACGCAGACGTGTCTAGTCAAGACGAGTTTGTGTGTGTCAGTGTAAACTCATCGCTGGTAACGCGGAAACAAAAAAGAGAAGATCTACTTAGGGTAGCAGAAGTGTTGCCTATCCTATCTACCAGTGGTGACCCTGCAAAACCTGCAGTAGGTGCTTCTGTGCTATGGGTGTCTGACGGGTCAGGACTAGGCAACGACGGTGACTTACTTATTGCAACAAACATTGCAGGTACTGTGAAGTATAAAATCATAGTGGACTTCTCATCGGCAAGTGTCTGGGCTTAGTATGTTATAATAGAATCATTAACAAGGACAATAATAACAAACACACTATTATGAAAATCAATACAGCATCACCAATCCTTACTTACTCAGGACAACCTGTTCGTTCAGAAGATGGAACAGTAATCACACTGGGTTCACTAGTAGCAGCGTTCCTATCTAACTTCAGGCACGATGACAAAGTCAAGTGCTTTACACTTGGGCAGAAGTTTGCTACACAGGATGAAGTTGACATTGACGAGGCTGACCTAGCACTAGCTAAAGAAGCATGTGAAGCAGCACCTGACGCGAGCAACCTAGTAACTGGGCAGATCCTAGTTGCACTTGCAAAGGTAAAATAACAATAACTTACTATGGCACGAGGATACACAACAAAAGCAGATGTCGAAGCATACATGCAGACAGATATCGATGCATCTTTCAATGACCAGCTTGATATCTGGATTGCATCAGTAGAAGATGAGGTAGACCGACTAGCCGACCGTCAGCTACTTGCAGATGACGCTGAGACCACACTTAAGTACGATGGGTCAGGACAGGATTCGCTAATGATTGATGATTTTGCCACCATCACTGAGGTGCTGATAGGTGAGACGTCATATCTAACTGACATCTTTTTCTACCCAACTAACAAGCCATACACCTGGAAACTTACAAGAGTAGTACCATTTCCAAAGGACATGCAAAACATTTCAGTCACCGGCCTCAAAGGGGCCTATGTTACACTACCTACGAACATAACGGTTGCTGTATCCATACTGGTAGCTGGAGTGGTTAACTCGTCAACTAACTTTACAGACGGTGAGGTTAGGAGTGAAAGCATAGGTCGTTACAGTGTAACATTTATATCGGAAGACAAGCGAAGGGACTTTGTAGGAGCAATGGCAACTATTAAAAGCTATCGAAGACTACGTTAACATGGGTGGAATCAACAAGATGTACAACCAGACAGCCACTACTGCCCGAGAAGGGTTTGTGGAAGGGTCAACTATCAAGAAAACGTTCGGTGCATTACTTGAATCGTTTCCTTGTCATGTCCAGCCTGTTGATGCATCAGTTATTCAAGACATACAAGACGGATTCGGTAAAAGCTGGCTAATGGTTTGCCCAGTTGCAGACATTAAGGAAGGTGATAGAGTCACAGTAGATGGCACAGACGAATACAGAGTCGGTGGAGTGGAGTCATACACGTTTAGCCGCAACCCACACATGGAACTAAGTATACGGGCATGGAAGTAAGCCTGCATATAGAGAACGGTGACCTACTCGAAAAGATCTTTCGTAAGGCTCCTACGATTGCTGCAAAGGAGTATGGGCACGCACTAGAGAAGGTTGCAATTAAAGTAACTTCAGATGCCATCAAGGCTGCACCGGTAGGAAAATATGCAGGAGGTGGAAGTCTAAGACAGAGCATTCAATACAGGCCGCACGGTGGGAACGGTTTTAAGGTTATGGTAAACTCCTCCTACGGTGTGTTTGTGGACCAAGGCACGAGACCTCACGTGATTGTACCTCGTAGAAAGAAGATGCTCGCATTCCAAAAAGACGGGCGTTGGATCTTTGCTAAGCGGGTCAACCACCCTGGTACCAAAGCACAGCCGTTCTTCACTAATGCAGTTGAAGGTAGTGAAAGCTACGCTAACACCCAGTTAAAAAAGGCAATGGACAACATTATTGATAAATTATAGATCATGTACGACATCAACCAATTCAACAACCTGCGACAGGCAATACTTGACAAGATTGAGGCTGACGAGACCTCAATACAGGAAGCATTCTTCCACCAGCCGTCTGTATTTCAAGGTAGCCCATCCGCTGTAGTAAGCATATCCTCCAACGAAGCTCTGTATAACTCAAGTAAGGTAGATAGGATGACCTTTGTATTTCAGGTCATGCTTTACATACCGATGAATGATCCTGACGCTGCAGAAGACGTAGAAAAGAACATGGGTAAGGCATATTGGGAAGTCATGCATATGTTCAGCAATAGGGGGTCACTGGATGGTGTGTCTGGAATGACTGACATAATAGTTGAACCTCTACCATCCATATGGGCATACGAGGAAAGGGATGCTGGTGTCTTTAGGGTAGCAGAAATCAACTTACGGTGTGTGGTGTTCGTCTCTAACCAAAATACGTAGCAGAGTGCACCAGTATGTTATAATTAACATATTAAAAGTGGTGACCGCTTAAATGAGGGCTTCTCCGCAAACACTAATGCGGGGTCGCCTTTTTTTGATAACAACTCAATTATGCAAGACAAATATAACAATAAGCAAATCGGAAACACAGACTTCAAAAGTTCAGATTCACTGAAAACTAAAGACGTCCCAACAACTACACCAACAAAGGCAACCGGACGAAGATTCTTCTTTCCTGCTGATGGTCTTAATTTTGTTGCGGACACACTTGAAGAAGCTACACAGAAACTCAAGGATTATCAATCAAAATCTAACAAATCTTAATTATGGCATACGTAATGGGAGAACAAGTACAATTAGGACTCGGTGTTGAGGGAACCCGAGGAACGAAGGTGGCTCCACAATCGTGGATTCCTGCAAGAACACCAACAGGTATTACAACGGTGGTAGAAAAAACACTAATCCGTGAAACTCGAGGATCAGGTATTTCAAGCCAAGGCTCTGAAATTGTAAAAACATTTGCAGAAGGTGATCTAGAGTTCAACCTTAGAAGCACATCAATAGGTTACATCCTAAAGAGTCTTCTAGGTACAGTTTCATCAACAACTGCAGATGCTGCAACTACTCACGTATTTACAAGGCAGACTACTGGACCACAAAATCCATCACTTACACTTGGACTATCACAAAAAGGTAACCAAGACTATTCTTACGCACTTGGCGTAGTTAACTCACTTGAAATCAGAACACCTCTTGATGATGTGGTTAACGCTACAGCATCATTCATGGCTACTGTGGAAACAGAGGAGTCAGACTACACACCAGCATTTGACGCTGATGAAGATTTTCTGTTCAGGAATCATGACGTAACTGTTAAGTTTGCTGCAGAAGTCGGAGATCTAGACGCTGCAACAGGAGTATGTATTAACGAACTGGCATTAACAGTGTCAAACTCAGCTAGAGATAAACAATGTATTGGTAGTAAAACACCTGCAGACATCTTTACTTTGATCAGTGAAATCTCTGGTTCGTTTACTGCAGACTTCAATGATCCTGCTGACTACTACGACCTATTTAAGGCAGGTACATACAAGGCAATGCGGATTGACATGGTTCGATCTGATCTATCAGTAATTGGTACATCAGCACTAAAGCCAAGAATCGTGATTGACCTACCTAAAGTGTCGTTTGACGGATACTCTCCAGATCGACCTATAGATGACATAGTAACTGAGTCAATAGACTTCAACGCACACTACGATGATACAGAAGCATCAGCAATCAGTGTTACTATCATCAATGATACTGGCAATTACAACGCTGCTTAACCAACTAACAAAACAAACATATGGAAAGAGAAACAACAGTACTTACCACTCCTGCATCTAAGCAGAAAGTAAAGGTGTACACATACCTAACAGGACGGGAATCAGAATACTGCCAAGCTCCTCTTCTTGAGGCAATGTCACTAGAAGGAACAGGCAAGGATGCGAAGGTAGGAGGACTAAGTGTAACAGCAATTCAGGCGTCAACACACAGACTTATAGAAAAACAGGTGCTGTCTGTAGGTGATGTCACAGAAGGGATCGTTGATCTTGTGCTGGACATGAGAAACGACGACTACCAATGGATAGTTGAACAACTTCAGGACCTAGCAAAAAAAAATTAGATAACACAGATGTAATTGTGATATGTAGAGAAATGGGTTGGACTTATTATGATTATATAGGCCAGCCTACTTTCTTTACAGAAGCTGTGCATGCATATCTGGTTCAGGAGCAAAAGGAAAAAGTCAAGGCTTGGAAGAGATCGCAACAACAGCGTAGCTAACATAACATATGGCAGACAAAAGACTAAATCTAATTGTTGATCTCGTCAACAAGACAGAAAAAGGTTTCAAGGCAATCTACGGTGACATTGAAACAACACAAAAGAAGATGGAAGCAACCACACGGGCTATGCGAACAGCCGGTGTTGTTGGCGCTGTGGCATTCGGTGCCATAGGTGTTGGTCTGTATAAAGCCACTCAATCTGCGGTTGATGCCCAAGAAACCTTTAACAAGTTTGATGTTGTATTCGGAGATGTTAGTGACCAGGCTGAGAGTGTGGCACAGGATCTTAGAAATAACTTTGGTATGGCAGAATCTAGTGCTAAGGATTTGCTATCATCAACTGGTGATATGCTTACTGGGTTCGGTCTTAGTGGAGCCTCTGCACTAGATCTTGCTGAAAAAACCAACAAGCTTGCGGTTGACCTTGCATCATTCACCAACATCGAAGGAGGTGCTGAACGAGCCAGTATAGCGTTGACAAAGGCGTTGCTTGGTGAACGAGACTCGATTAAAATGCTGGGAATTGCCATACTTGAAGAAGATGTTAAGGCAAAGGTAAAGGCATTGGAAGTTGCTGGTAGATTCATAAATGAAACAGAACGAGAAAAGAAAGCCATTGCCACGTTGGAAATTGCATTCTCACAATCTAAGAATGCTATAGGCGATTATGCTAGGACATCAGAAGGAGCAGCTAACAAGCAAAGAGAGCTGCTTGCACGAATGAAGGAGCTAGGTGAAAACCTAGGAACTGTGTTTGTACCGATCCTTGAAAGTGTCCTTAACATAATGGTGCCAATCATCCTTAACATTAGTCAATGGATCAAGGAAAACCCAAGACTCACTGCAGTAATTGGTCTTGCTAGTCTTGCGTTAACAGCAATGCTGGCAGTACTGCTTCCATTGAGTTTTATCCTTCCTAATATCATACTGTCCGTTGGGTACTTTAGTAAAGCCTTAACCGGCCTTAAGAAGATAATGCTCCTAAACGTGTCTGTTACTAAAAGCTTCACGACAGTTAAGAATGCAATGACTGCAGCAACACTCAGACAGTCAGCCGCAACAAAGGCGTTTGTGGTATCACTTAGGACTGTGCGAGGAGCAATCATGGCAACAGGAATAGGGGCACTCATTGTAGCTGCAACATTCCTAATCGTTAAGTTTGTAGAACTCAAGGATGTTGTAGGAGGGTTCGGTAAAGCGTTTGTTGTAGTATGGAAACAAATTAAGATAGCGTTTTTCTCTGCAATACAAGGAGTGCTGATAGGACTTGACGCACTGTTTGAAAAAATACCAGGCATGGCTAATGTAATAGCGGACTCTACGATAGAGGCGTTTGATACAATGAAGAACGAGGCAAAGGATGAGATCGGTGAAATTGCTTACGAGGCAAGTAAAATAGGAACATCTGCTGAGGACAGTGCAAGTGCAATGGCTAGTGCAACAGACGAGATTAACACATCACTGGCAGGCACTGCTGTAGCTGCTAAGGATAACGCAGATGAAGTGGATGAATACTTTAACACTCTAGTAGACTCAGTTAAAGAGATCAGAGGGGAAATCAAAGATGCTTACAACGAGATTTCTGAAGCAACAGCTGATTTCCAGAAAAGTGTAGGTGAAGAGCAAGCCAGCTTCGAAGGAGGTGTGGTTAACAAGGTTGCTGCTGCTTTAAACAAGCAGAAAGAACTTGAGAGTGAGATAAGAAAAGCCAGAAAGGATGATGACAGCGGAGCTGAGGTGCGGAAACTGGAAAATCAACTCGATGAACAGAAAGAGCTAATCGAATCATACAAGGATCTTGAACTTAACATTGAAGACGAGGTGGCAGAGCGACGTAGGTACCTTAGACTGAATGAGATTGAGCAGATGGCACAAGATCACAAGACAAAGTTAAACTTGATCAAGACTGAATATCTTACTGAACAAGTGGAACGTCTTACTAAGATGAAAAACCTTCATGAAGAGCATAACCAGGTGCTAGCACTAACAGACTCTGAAACACTTGCCAAGTTGCAGGCTGAAGCCAAGAAAGGGGAAGCATTCAGGGATAGGCTAGCAGCTGAAAAGTCTGGCCTTCACAACTGGCAACAAGAGTCACGTCAGATGTATGTAGACTACGTTAGGGATATAAACTCCACTCTTTCTAATATACGCAGTGGTGGGTCTTCTAGATCCTCTCGATTTGGCATAGATGGTGCAAGAGCAGCAGGAGGGCCTGTTTCAAGAGGTAGCACATACCTTGTAGGAGAACAAGGACCTGAACTGTTCAGTCCATCTTCTTCAGGGCAGATCACTGCTAACGACCAGATCGGAGGAACCAGGCAGGTGATAATCAACATGAACGGAGGCACATACCTAGATAACAATGTGGCAGAAAAGATTGGAGATCAGATAATACAAAACTTTAAACGTAACGCAAGAATCTAGCATGGCAACTACCCTTACAATTGCAGGATCAAACAAAAGCAGTCTTGTGGATTGGCGGTCTTTGCGGCGTGAACAGGTTCTTACCAAGGCAACGGATACACTTTCCTTTCTTGTACAAGTATTTGAAGGTCAGTCATACAAACCTGTGGCAGGTTCTGAAGTTGTTCTTACTGTAGGGAGTACTAAAGAGTTCGGTGGATTCATAGTTGAAATAGAAGAAGAGATGCAAGGGCAACTTGAATACGTAAGATGTACATGTAAGGACTACTCGTATTCTCTTGATAGACAGCTGGTGTCAAAAACATACACAGTTACTTCTGTGGAGGACATCATTGCTGACTTGATATCAACGTTCACATCAGGATTCACAGTTGCAAACGTTAGTGCACCAGAGGTTATTGACTCAGTGTCTTTCAACTATCTTACTGTGTCAAGGTGTATACAGAAGCTTACAGAGCTTGTGTCAGGGTATGACTGGTATGTGGATTACGACAAAGACGTGCACTTCCTTAGGGTCGGTACTGTCAGTAGTGTGTTTGACCTCAGTGACACGTCAAACAACTATGTGATTGACTCCTTGCTGTTAAGAGAAGACACCCATCAGTTAAGAAACGAGGTAATTGTTCGAGGAGGACTGCTTACCAGTACAGTGCTAAGAATTGAGTATCTTTCAGGGGATGCAACAAAAGATGTTTTTCCTCTTGCTACTAAGTTTGCAAATAAGCCTGTGGTTGTTCTTGGAGGAGTAACACAGACTGTAGGGATTGAAAATATTGATCCTGAAGGGTCTGATTGTTACTGGAACTATAATGAGAAGTCACTAAACTTTGCTTCCGTTCCTGCGAGTGGAACTGCAAATATTACAGTGACAGAGTACCCTCAGTATCCGTTGATTGTGCAAAAGCGAAATGAGGAGAGTGTAGGAACCCACGGATTATTTCAAAGTGTAGTTGTTGACGTAAACATCAAGGACTTGTCAACTGCAGGACTTCGTGCAGATGTGGAGTTGGCACAGTACTCTGACCCAGAGAAGACTGCTGACTTTGTCACTTACAGGAGTGGCCTTGTGACAGGTGACACCATCAACATACAATCTGACATCAGAAATATGAACCAGTCATACAAGATCCAACGTATAGCAAGTGTTCTTAGAACTCCTGACACAGATGAGCTTACTAACACAGTAAGTTGTGTTACTGCCCAGGACATAGGCATAGGTGATATTCTTGCAAGACTTCTTGTTACAAACCCAAGTGATCAGATTAGAATTGAGCAAGATGAGTTCATAGAACGGATCAGACAACTCAAAGATGAGTTTGCTCTTGTTGACGTGGCACCGACTGGCTCATTTACCACTGGTCCTTACGACTATGGGGACGCAGATGCAGTCTGGGGCTTCACTGCATGGGCTTAAGTGTTATATAATAAACAATATGAAAAGCAATACTCAACAAAAGGATACACTGGGACTAAAAGGTAAGTTCCGTCTTATCAAAACCAGCTCTGTAACAGGTGAGGTCATTTCAACTACTCCTTACCAGAAGAATCTGGTAATGAATGGAACAGACACCGGGTTTAACGTAATTATAGATCATCTCAATAATGTCAGTACGTATCCTTTGAATATCTCACACTTGGATATCGGAACTGACGACACAGCACCTGCTGTTTCTGATACAGATCTTGGCGCAGGAGTTGCACGTTCAGCAAAGGTCACAGGAGTTGTGTCAGGCTCAGCACTTACCTTGAGATTTTTCTTTGCTACAGGAGACTTAGCAGATGATGACTACTACGAGGTAGGAACATTCATGAATGGAGGATCTGGCCTTGGAACCGGCCAAATATTTAGCAGGGCACTATTTGGTAGTGTCTATACCAAAGGAACAAATGAGAACACCACTATCGAGTATGTAATCAGTAAACAATAATATTATGCCTATCACTAACGGAGAACAAATTGTAGCCACAGACTTCATAGATGAGTCAGAGCGTGATGCAACACCTGCAAATGATGAAGGGAGAGTGCCTAAACTTGAAGATAATGGACAGATAGCAAACGCGTTTTTGCAAATATATAACATAAGCACAAGTGTTTCTTATTCTTCGGAAATTGCACCTAACTTTGCTCTTTTTGGAAAATACGAAGCTACAGCACAGGATGATGGAGTGTCTATTGCTACGCCTTTAAATATGCCAGCAGGTTCAGAAATCACAATTTCTTTAAAGATGGTAAATGATGAAACATACACCGATAATGATAACTTTCTGTATGTTAATGCAAAACCTACAACTTTAGATAAGGACTATGTATATACGTTTACTATAACTCGTTTAACAGCAGGAGGTTATTCTCTTTCTTGGGAAAGATATATGTATATAAACAAATCAATTAAGTTTGTTGGCTCAGCTTCTCAGGCAGGAGGAACTAGCGCCACAATTAGTCTAACTTCACTAACAGGTGGAATTGGGACATCAGCTATTGAAAATGATGTTGTTATGATATTAGTATCATCGACTGACATAACCCAGACTATCTCACTTGTAACTTCAGGCTTTACACAACTAGATGAACAGAGAGAAGCTAACGACACTCGTGATTCTTGTTCTGCTGTGTTTTATAAGGTAATGGGGGGAACTCCTGATACTTCAGTTGAGGTCACTTCAACAGGAAGTTATGCAATCATTGCTTACGTTATGAGGGGGGTAAACCCGAGCAATCCTATCGCTTCGCCTACTGTTGGAAATGCACTTACAAATAGTAATCACATCAACCCAAACGAAATTGATGAACCAGGACTGAGTGGTTCGTATATTTTTGCACTTGGTGCAGGTTCAAATGACACAAATTCTGCTGTGATTTCTACAACCCCTTCTGGGTATACTAACAACATATTTAGAAACTCGCTTGGTGGGAATGTTGTTGTTGCTACCTTTGCATCGGCAAGATGGGATCCAGAATCTGCGGGTCAACTAAGAAACCCTGGAGAATTTACCCAGAACTCAGGAGGAAGTAATGAATCTAGCACTTCATTTACTATTGCGCTAACACCTGCTGATGAATAAACCAAAAACACTTCTCGTGTTTCCAAAAAAAGAAAATGGAGCGACCCTTGTATAACAAGCAATTTACTAAAACGTATTAACAGCAGAAGATTGAACGGAGTAAGTATGTACAGGTAACCCAACATTATGAAAATCTCACCAGAAATATACAGCACAATAATGGTAACAGTTGTAGTCATCTTCGGCGCAATTGCCCATGCCACAAGTCAATGGCAGGTGGCAAAAGACACAGGGGCAAAGTTTACAAAACTAGACTACTTTGCAAGATTTGTGATTGCTACCTTTTCAGGCGGAGTGTTCGGAATGGCATCGAAGTTGTTTTTTCAAAACCCTGACGCTGTCATTTTATTTTCAGCGATTGGAGCGTTCCTAGGAATGACTGGACTCAACACCTTATCACTTGCAGGGTTGGAGTTTCTTACTAACAGACTTAATAAACGAAAATAGCAATGAAGAAACTTAAACACACCATAAAAACATTTCACTGTGACGCTGTCATATCTATTAAGAAGGCAACTCATTTGCCTGAGCTAATTGGTGCAGCTGTTGCAATGTTTGTAATACTGACAGTTGTGTCATTCGGGTTCAACCAGATTTACAGTGTGTACAGATCAGCTGAAGCAGTAGTTGCTGGAAATACGACTGACCACGGGTCTTCTGTGTATTCCAACACCGCTGCAACAAGAGGTACACCTAACGTACAAGGCATACCTCTTTTTTATTTCCGTAGCCACAGCGACCCACAGATAGAGACCCATGCAGTGTTTACTGGCAGTCTTACAGGGTTTACATCAGTGTGCGATGCACCAACACCTAGAACAGTGTCTAATAACTAATTTTTCAATATGTATTTAAAGAAAACAAAAAAAGTTGTAATTATAAATGCTGGTCATCATGACCACGACCCTGGTAAAGTAGTGACATACGCTACATTCCAAGAAGCTGACGAAGCAATGCTAATTAGAGATGAACTCATTCCTTTGCTTGAACTAGCAGGTGTGACACCTCACTTTGTACCAGACAATCTGACACTTTCACAGTCCATAGCTTGGGCTGACTTAGTAGCACCGAACTTAAACGACGGTATTGCAGTGGACATACATCTAAACGCAAATTCAAACAGTGATGTCAGTGGAGTTGAAGCTTATCATGGCTCAAGTCAAATATCAAAGAACATTGCCAAGGTGATGTCATCTGAAATTGCAAGTTCATTAGGTATTAGAGACAGAGGACCGAAAGATCAATCACTCTCATATGTAGGAAGTCTAGCTTGGATCAACCAGGTCAATGTACGATCTGTTCTTGTTGAGACTTGTTATATGACAAACAAGTCAGACTGGCTTACTCTACAGACTGAAGGAGGGCACAGGAAGGCTGCCATAGGAATTGCCAATGGTATATGTAATCTCCTTGGTATACCCCAACCTGAATGGGACATAGAGACTCCGGCACCTGAAGAGCCTGAGACAACTCACTTATTCGTTATGTTTATAAACTTACTAAAATCTATGTTCAACTTATTCAGAGGTGCAGATCCTACAGCAGTTAAGGAGCAAGTGGAAGATGAACTACTTACAAAACAGAATGTGGTTGGTGTAGGAGTTGGCCCAAAAAATGGTGAAGGCAAGGACGGAATTGTTGTGTTGGTTAGCGTAAAAGATACCATCTCTGCCCTTAGTGCAGAAGATGTAATACCAAGGAAGATACGTGGAGTGAGAACAGATGTAATTGTTGTAGGGGACGTTACTTCAATGGGCATGGCTGTGCACGGTGATAGACACAGACCAGTCAAAGGAGGCACCTCTGCAGTGTGGCACAAAGGAACAGCATGTACACTTGGAGCAATAGTGTTCAAAGACGGAGATGCTTATGCTTTACAAAACACACACTGTGCGTTTCCTCACTGGAAAGGAGCAAAGCTAGGTGACAACATCATTCAGCCTTCCGTATTAGATGGAGGTGACAAAAGAAAAGATGTGATAGGCCAATGCACCGAAGGTGAGATGCTGCATTTAGATGGAGCAACAGCAAACAGGTTTGACACTGCACTTGTAAAACTTACAGTGCCGTACCAAGCACTTACACAAAACAAACTTGGCGATATAATCCCTACTCCTGCTGTAGCAAAGACAGGAGACACTGTTATCAAATCAGGTAGAACCACAGGAACACAAACGTCCAAGGTGGTTGCAACAGGTGTGACAATTTCAGTCGGCTACGGAATCGACAAAACTACAGGAGAACGTCTAACTGGAAAATTTGTAAATCAGGTGCTTGTTGCAAATGACGGAAGTTACTTCACTGCAGGAGGAGACTCTTCCTCACTTGTAGTAAACACCAAAAGGCAACCAGTTGGTCAGATATTTGCTGGATCTGATAGGATAGCTATATTCTCACCTATCGCTCCTATTATGGAACACTTTGGATTTTCATTTGAAGACACACCTGCACAGTCTGAACCAACAGAAGGGTACATGGCACTTGGTAGAGTCGACGGTCTACAGTTTGCGACCATAGATAACCCATCTTTCCAGCCAGGTAACACAGCAGTACTTGACACCAACGTTAACTTTAGGCAGGACCCTTCGTTAGCTAACTCACCTATTTCAGTGCTGTATCAAGGGGACACTGTTACAATAACAGACCATGTTGTAAGCAACGACGGCTTCATATGGGCAAAGGTTAGACAGCACAAGAAGTAAAACAGGAGCACCTGCAACGGGTGCAGAGCAGAGGAGTGGTTGTTTGTTTGTTTTCTTACCGCTCCTCTATTGTGCATCTGTTGTCAATCTCACTCATGTTTGTTATAATCAATCATGGGTGTTATTATTCACTTAAACAAAGTACGTTATGATTGAACCATCTCTATTGACCCCTGAAGTAGCCGGAATGGCAGCTGCAGTGGTGTCAGGTATTCTTGCTTTAATTCCAGCGCTTGGTGCATCTTCTGCACGAAGAGCAGGTACAGCAGTTATTACAGTAGTCGTGGCAGTTCTGATACAAGACGGGTTTCAATTCGTCTCATGGCAGGATTTCGGACAGTCATTTTTGACTGCTGCAACAGTAGCGGTAGCATCATACAAAATGATCCTACAGCCACTTGTTATTCCTACTGTCGCTAAAGCGTTTAACTCCGTCGGCATATCAGCCAAGACACACGGATAAGATTATCATTTACCAAAGTGTATTTCCAACAAACTAATATTCACAATAGTGATTGTATGGACTTTAATGGGTATCGCTCTGATAGCCCATGCATCTAATGAACCTGAGGTTAAGTTTGAAGTCGAATCTATGCTTGCTCTATTAGAGCAGCCGCTGGATATAGTAGAACTTGCTGACGCACTAGATGTTGATCTTACAAATCACGACCGTGTCAGACTATATGCCATTGAGCATAATGTCGATCAAAGTCTAGCGTTGAATATTGCATGTGCAGAAAGTAATTTCAAGGCAGATGCAAGAAACAGCACATCCTCCGCAGGAGGAGTGTATCAATATATCGATTCAACATGGGCAAGTTATTCGAGTATGTATTGGGGCCATGGTCATTCACGCCAGAAACTCAATGCCAACGATAACATAGAACTCACAATGTGGGTTCTGAGCAAATACGGAACTGCTGACTGGAACGCTTCAAAACTGCATGGTCTTGGAGGAGGATGGTCACACAAGCCGTATGAACAAGGACTCTGTGGATAACCCTCAGAGATAAAAAAAGGATCTAGATAGTATTATTACCGTCTAGACCTTTTTTATTACGCCACTATTGCTTGTGTAACTCGTGTATGTAGTTCTGCCTCACAATGAGGTTACACATTTAGCATGCGTTGTACATCTGACTTAATGAAGCCTACTAAGAACTGTCCGTCTACTTCTATGGTTGGTGCAAACACCTCACCTGTTTTGTCTATTAAGTGGTCCCTCGCTGCAGGATCCATGAGCACGTTACATATCTTGTAGTCCTTGCCTGCATCCTCCAACAGCCTTCTGACTTTGTCTGAGTACTTGCATGTTGGCGTTGTGTATATTGTTATCATAGTGTGATTATAACATTAGCGCTCTTGAACAGAATCGAACTGTTGTCTTCCGTGCTTCAAACGGACGCTCTACCATTGAGCTACAGGAGCAAGTTGGAACCTTATTCAGGTTCCTTCTTGTCAACTTGATCTTCGTCGACTGGCTCCCAGGTTCTGGAAGACTGGCAACCACCTTGTCTAAAGAAGTCATCCTCTGTTTCCAGAATGAGATGGGCGTCTTTATCGAGGTAAAAGTTTAGCACGTCTTTCATAATTATAACTTATTCTGGCTGTTACGATATGATGTAACTTTCCTAAGACTTGCTTTGTATCTATCCACAGTATCGTCAACTGGCTGCCTTGTCATGTGGAATCGGGTGTGGTCATCGGAAGTAATACCTACATTTCCACGCAAGCCAGTGGTGTCAATGCACATGTATGGAGGAGTTTGATAAGAAGCAGTAGGTTCATGGTCCAACATTTCTTCAAGACACCTTGCAACACCTGTAGACATGGTCAAGTAGGTATGCGTGTCGGCCATCTTGTTTATGAGCATTACTCTAACAACAGCCACACCTCGGTTCATGAGACCAGTATTTTCGAGTGAGCGTATTTCCCAGTCTTGGTATTGATCTGCAAGTGACCTTGCAGCTCTCCATGCAGACTGTGTGCAATCCTCTGAATACATAGACATGCGTTATTTCTTATCTGCTGGTTGAGCAAGCAGACCTGAAATGTTAACTGTAGGGAGTTTAGCCATTAGCTCAGAAATCAAAGTCTTAACATCTATGATGTCTGCGTCTAATTCAAGTATTTGTTTATGCATGTCGTTTTCCTTGGTTAGGATTCCGTAAGCCTTGTCAAGTTCAGTAAAGGTTTTCCTAAGTTCTTTGATTTCAGTGTTATCTGCAAACTCAGCTTCAAACATTAGTCTGTCCACTTCTCGTTTATGAGATGCATGAAGGTCCTTCAACTCTATTGCACGGTCATGACTAAGAGAAGCAATATCGCGCTGTAGTTGTATAACATGCAATTTGGTATCTTCTAAGGACTGCACTAGGTCGTTGTTTCTTTTGAAAATCATGTAAAGGTTAGTTACTGTATAAACTGTTATTTGTTGCTGCCATGAGGCACTCGCATGGACGAAACAAGTGATTCTACCATGGTTATGGCAGCTAGTGTGTCAACTCGCTTGTCCGATGTTAGCTCTTCTATTATCTGCAAAGCCTTGTCTTCCGTGGTTTGTGTGTCTGAAGCAAGCAATATCTTTCTTTTGTACAACTCATGCAATATAGATCCGAACATATTATGTTGTGTAGGTTACTGTGACTTTTTGAATAACTGAAGATTTACAAAGTGTCCTCATCTCCTGTGTATCTTTTCCACCTGGTGTGTCAGCTGCTTTCAGTTTTGCAACTACTGATGCACGCATCTTGCTAACCGCCAGTTTTGTTTCATCTACGAAAATGATACCTTTGCTGTTGGTGTCTGATTTGTCCACCCATGCCCACATTGTTTGCTGTCTTGTCATGATAGTACGATAGATTGATAAGTTGTTGGTTTTCATAACCAGAAAAAAAGAAGCCTCGTGTATTTCAACGAGACTCCTGGACTCCTGAGGAGTTACCCTTAGGTAGGGTCGTTGTTTGCTTCTTGGGCTTTATGAATCTAAGGTCACACTCCAAGCACTTTCCACCGAGTATTTTGTGGTTGTTTCTTGCACAATTTGCAAGTTGGAGTGCCTTTCTTTCAGCATAGGTTAGTCGCGGTATCATAGTAACGCTAGACTGTGGTAGTCACCTTTGTGAACGTCTGACTCAATTAGCTCTTTGACGTCTTCGTCTTGTATCTCTGGTAGTGCATATATGTCCATGGCTTCCTTTCCTATTATAACAAAGATAGGCATTGTGTAAACTGATACCTGTTAACAACTCTCTCAAAAAAAAGAACCATCAATGCTATACCCAGCGGCAAATGGTTCTTTATGGGATTCAGTTAAGAATCAGATATTGTCTCCTTTCTACAGGTTATGTGGGTCAATTCAAGACTCACGTTGTTTGCCAATTCGGTAGCGGACCTGAGTCGGCACTGAAGAGCGTACTCTCCTATGTTTATTATATACCATTGTGTCTAGTATATAATAACTAATGATATGGACATAAAAGATATGACACCCCGCAAGTCTAGTTTTGAACAAGACATCACTAGTAAAGAGGACACTCTCTATCCAGAGCTTGTCAACACCGAAGATGACACTGTCAACGTAGACCGTGCAGACGCCACAACTAACATCCCCAAGGGAAGAGACCCATGGAACTTGGATTAGTTATATTATGTGTTTGCTCTATCATCTTGTTAACCTTTTCAGAAATGTATTACGGTGCTATATGCATGCTCCTAATTGGTGTAGGCGTTGTAGTGGTAACATTCTGATAACACAAAGAGCCCTTCTTAGCGAGTTGGGCCTTTTTTATTACCTATGTGTTCAGCTCTTATGTTGTGACGCCACGCAGAATTGAACTGCGAACTCAGGAATGAAAATCCTGCGTATTAACCATTTTACCACGGCGCCATGGGGTGGGAATCGGGGAATGATCCCGAACTGTCAGAATCACAATCTGAAGTGCGACCATTACACTATACCCACCATGTTGTGCTAGCAGCAGGATTCGAACCTGCGTAGACCGAAGTCGCTGAGTTTACAGCCCAGTGCCATTGACCACTCATGCCATGCTAGCAGGTAACTGCCTATTGGCAGCTGTCACAAACAAAGTCTGTGCTGGGATCGTTATGACCGAACTCCTCAGCCTGCTTGTCAGCGGCTGCTCTATTTCTAAGAGATTCCTCCTTGTTCTGCTCAATTTGTTCCTGTGTAAGTTCTTCTGGCATATAGAATAAGTTACTTGCTAAGATAGTTATTATAACATTACGTCAGGTGGAGGCACCTGGATTCGAACCAGGATCTCAGGTTTCGAAGACCTACATGTTGTCCGTTACACTATGCCTCCATGTCGGCAACCTGTCAGTTGCCAGTGAACCGTTACGCCTTAGCGTTTACCTCATACGAGGTATTTTGCTGTTCAAAGAAGTTAACTAGTTCATACACATCTGTAGAGGTAGTCATCCACTTTGCAGGGTTAGTCACGTTGTAGTGTGGTTCAAACCCGAGTTCTTCGAATCTACGATCCGCTACATACTTTACGTACTGGTTTACATAGTCTGCATTGAGTCCTAGAATACCGTTTGGAAACAGTACCTTGTTGTACGCAGTTTCAAGTTCCACTCCTTCCACAATCATTGCTTGAATTTCTTCTGCAAACTCGTCTGTCACAATGTCCTTGTTTTCATCAAGCACTGTAAGAATGAGTGTCATTCCAAACTTGAGGTGAAGACTTTCATCTCGAAGTACCCAGTTAATCATTGATCCAAAGTTTCGAAGCTTGTTTCGCTGACGGAATGAGAGCATTACCATGAATCCTGAGTAAAACCAGATACCTTCTGTAACTATGTTGATTGCAACAAGGTTACGTATGAACGCCTGCTTTCCTTCAACTGTGGTGATGTCAACTCCGTCACCAATCACAGGGTCTAGATAACGTTTCAGGTAAGCTTCTTTAGCTATCATTTCTGGTACGTTGTTGTGGTGGCCATAGATCTTTTCACGATCAAACGGAAATGTTTCAAGAACATATTCGAATGAAACGCAGTGGTTCGCTTCTTCCCACATTTGTTTTGCAAGGTACAGATGACACTCAGGTGCTGTAAGGTATGGGTATACTCCTAGAGCAAGTGTTCTGTTTACAATGAGTTCTGCTGGGTTGAAGAAAGACATTATGAACTCTATTGCATGACGCTCGTCAACTGTCATATTTTCAAAATCAATAAGATCCTCTTTCAAAGGAATTTCGTGGGGGAACCACGTGTTCGCTACTGCTTGGTCGTATAGCTCTCTTGCCCATGGGTGTTGACTTGGGTAAAGGCTGTATGAAGTTTCATCTGTGTGTCCAATTAGCATAGGTGGGTCATATTCGTTAGTGTATAAAAACGATGCTGTTACACACCATTGTCGATTTATACTCAGTGTTTTGAAGACGCACCTACAGAAGGCACGGCTGTTGTCACTCTGTTCAACGGCGAGGAGATCCGTCTAAGACAGGCAGACTGTCATGGCATACGCAGAAGGAATCGAACCCTCCCAGTTCAGTTTGGAGCCGAACTCGCCATCCTTGGAACATGTGCGCATATGTAGGTAACCTACTCTGCTTATAGATATAATATCATAACCCACTACTGACTAGTCCCAAAGGTGCTCATAGTATGTTGTATACAACTTCATTCCTTGTTTGAATCTTTTCCTAAGTTCTGCTTGGCTTGCCGAACACTCTTCAGATGACATAGTTGAAAACGGATCATCTTCTAGGTCCAGCACAGACTGAAAGCCTGCCCTCATTATCTTTAGTGTCTTTATCCACTCCTCTGGAGTGTTGCATTTAATGTCGTCCGACATCCCAGGGTAGCCTATTGAGTTGTTAATAAAATCGTCTAGTACTCGCACCATCATCTCAGCATGGAAGTAGGAATGACTAAACATCATTCTGTCGTCATACCCTTGTGTTACTCTTTGGCATGCATACCGGACACTGTGATAAGTGTCACTGCTAATACGAGGAATGGTGTATATAACGAAGTACCACACCTCTGTGTACCAGTGGGTTGGCTCTTGTAATTTTTTTATAACTTCGTTTAAGTTGTTTGTTGTTTCCATGAGCCGCCGGAAGGAATCGAACCTTCATATGCCCCTTACAAGAAGGCTGTTCTACCATTGAACTACAGCGGCGGTTCCCACTAGAGAGTGGGACTACGTGTTGGTATTGATGACCCACTACTGCATAAGATGAAACTCTAAATCAAAAGACTAGAGAGTTGCTGACTGCTCACAAAGTCAGCTTGAAAAAAATACTCGAACGTAAAGGAGCAGACCCTTTGAATAAACTACCCCTCTACCTATATAACTATAACCTATTTTAGAGCATTGTACAACATGGCCTGTTAACAACTCTGTAAGTGCTATTTTTTTCGTTCAACAGAGTAGAATGACATTTGCCCAGTCTTGTCTACTGGCCATATATACTCAGTTTGAGTGCCATCAATGTTATACGGTTTTTCAGACCAGCCAAAGCTGTGGTATTGCAACACATGATCTTTGCCTTTTGCTAACTGCTTTTCTCTGTCTTCTAAGTCTTTGCGTAGTAGGTTAGCACGGTGTGTGCCATGCACTCTTTCATCACCCCACCAAGCTGGAGGGTTAAGGTCACCGCCTGTTAAATACTCGTCATATACAGCTTTGGTTTTTTCGTACACATTAGGGCTTGAATAGTTGATGCCTCGTGCAATACACTCATTAACACACAACTCCTGGTAACATAGAAGTGCATAGGTATGACCTCGCCACATATTGGCTGCAGGGTGTGAGCTCCACCCATCTTTAATTACAGTGCCTGCATCATCTCTTTTGGCGTAGAGACCTGCTATGGCTTTCATAAGCTGAAATGTTTCTACTGTCTGTTTGAACAACCTCTTTTTATCTAGTTGCTTTACAATTGTGTGGACATCTGGGGAGTGTACGAATGTTTGCATATTGTTACGTTATATTTGTATATGTATATAATACCACTACTGTGTCACTGTGTACACCTACTTATAAACAGGCAGGAAAAAACACGACATGGTGCCGTGCTTAATCTGGTACTAACTAGTTAGCAGTTGTACTGTTCGTGAATCCTGCACTTGTAGGTGCTGACCCAAGAACAAACACAGCAGAAACTGGAATAGTAGGAGCTGTCCCTGCTGTAAGAGCAGGTGTAATGACAGCCCGAACAAACCTCTTACTTGCAACACGAGTTTGTCGTGTTAGCTTGATTTCTGCAGTTTTGTTGTCTGCTGTGATAGCAACCGTTACAGCTCCAGAAATGTCAGCCCACCCATCTGAACCGTTTACTGATTCCTGTAGTTTTCCAACTACAGACTGACCAGTAGGTCCTCCAAGTGCAGCGCCTACAGTGACGATGCATAGTCCGTCTCCGAACTCAGATACGTTAACAGCAGCGCCATTTACAGCAGCTGATGTTTGTGCGACTGGTAGCACTGATGCTACAACTTGTGCTTCTTCAAAAAGATATTTCATATATGAATTTTGATTGGTTAATAATATCTTAATTATATCATACGCATGTCCGCTTGACGAGATTCGAACTCGCACTGTAACCATTTTGAACGGTTTGTGTCTACCATTTGCACCACAAGCGGAGAGTGTAGGCACCTTCTACAAGGAAGGGATTGCCCACTTTACTGCCAGCTTAATTAAGTTAAACATTGCATATGCAAAATACATGTCAGGGCACCAAGAATCGAACTTGATCTTCTCGGATCCAAACCGAGTATACTACCATTATATTTTGCCCTGATAAGGTTAGTTCTGGTGAGGAACCGTGTGAATAAGGCGGGAGTCGAACCCACATGACCGAAGTCCGAGAGGTTTAAGCTCTCTATGTATACCGTTCCATCACTTATTCATTGTGCGTTCTCTTCTTTTCTTTAGCACCTGCTTAGGCACCCGCCAAGTGTCTGTCTGGCTGTGACAGTTAGGGCATAGCATTTGCAGGTTTTCTATTCTGTTATCAGTGTTGTCTCCGTTGACATGGTGCAGTTCCATCACCAGTCTACTGCCTAGCCAGTCTGCACTTCTGCAACCTTCACAGCAATACTCCTTTATTCCCAGAAGGAGTAACAGCGATTTAAGCTCTTGTGTTCTCATGTTGGAGTTCTTAACAGCGCCTAGTTCATACCTCTCAGCCTTGTTGTAGGTCTGGTGCCCTTTGTTGCCTTGATTGGGCTTGTACACGCCGAACGCTGTTGCCGTACGTACAAAGGTAGAGTATTTCATGTCCAATAACCGAGACGCAGCAAGCATGGAATTTGTTAGTGCTATAGCATGTTGCATTTCTGACAGTGTGACAGGACCTTGTATTTTCATAATACGTGCATTGCTTATCGCTATCTAGTACTCATGAAAAGATTCGAACTTTCACTGAACGGTCCCTAAAACCGTTGCCTCTACCATTTGGGCTACATGAGTATGGTCAAACAAGCAAGAGCCTTGTAGTGAGTAGGCACACTTTGCGTTGTCTGGTGCAGGTAGCAGGATTCGAACCTGCGTGAACTGATTGGAAATCAGTCGTAATAACCCCTATACGATACCTGCAATGCGGAGAGAAGAGGATTCGAACCTCTGAAGCCTAAGAAGACTTGCTGGTTTTCAAGACCAGTGCGATAAACCACTCTGCCATCTCTCCTTGGTGGACAATGACGGTTACGCTCCGTCGCCTTCCGCGTGCAAGGCGGATGTGCTACTATTATCACCAATCGCCCATAAATGTATAGCCTGCTGCCTATCAAGGTAACGATCCTCGCTCTCCTGCTTCAAAGGCAGGTGTCATACCACTAGACCAATAGGCAATGATTCAGCCTGTGTGCATATTTCTCTACTGACCTTAGTGATGCATCACTCTGATATTCCCCTCCTACATGCCACTCGTATCCTGTATCTGAATGTTTTACGTACACTAACTCAACGGGCTCCCCATTCTCATTGTACCCTACAACTCTGGACAATGATTTAATCCCAATCTCTTTGATAAGTGCAGCATCATCATTTTTTAATTGTTTAATCATGCTTGTTTGTTTGTTAACTGCGCTGTAGGAGTGTTGACTCCCTTGGCGCTCTGTGACGGTTACGCTCCGACGTTACTACCGTGACAAGGTAGCGTTCTCCTATTGAACTAACAGAGCAATCAAACGGGCAACAATCGACAACAGTGATAAGAGTGAATACTCTAGTACGACTCTGCTTTACCAGAGAAGGCGCAGGCTTAACCTACACTCATTATGCATGTAAACCGAAGTTTAGCATGCTATGCATTATTGTTTTTTCTGAAGATGTAGAAGTAACTGTTGTCTACAGCACCGTCTTAGCAGACACACTAGTGTGTTGCATAGGTACTCATAGGTCGGTGTATTTACAATACACTTACTTTCAATAAGCGAATCTATGAGATTTAACCTTGCTGACCCGGCAGGATTCGAACCTGCGGTACAGGGAGTAACAATCCCTTGCCTTACCACTTGGCTACAGGTCAATTTCCTCCAAGATATAACTATTATACCACGTTCTCTTGGAGATGCACATTGTGACATGTTAACAACGTTGTTATGTGCAGTAGAGGTATATTCTAACCCTTTCCTGTGCCACACCCGCCTAAGGTGCAGGCTGGGCCTCGTGAATGTTGTTGAGGTGACCTTTACTGTACTGCTGTTAGTTTAAGATATAGCCTAGCAAGTCGGTTAGGGTCAAACGCGTTCTGTCCTATATAAAGGTAGACCTCATCTGTCATGATTTCTACAGGTAACCTACGTAGTTTTGCCACTAACTCAGATGATGAGTATGCAGCAATTATTTGAGTGTGTTGTATTGACACATTCTCATAACATCTAAGTCCAATCTCATCATTCACAGGGGAGTAGACCCAATATAACTTAGTTCTCTGGCCGATCCTGCGGTTTTGTAGTTTCTCAGATACATTGAAGTTTGTCACTATGCCTGTCAGTACACTAAACTCCGTTTTAACATCCTCCCCGCATTTGTAGTTTACCTGGCTGTCTGACTCCATGATCACTGAGCAAAAACTACACTTCTTAATCCAGCATCGATGGGAACACTCAGTGTCTGCCTTGTTGCTTTGCTGTTTTCTTAACTCTGCAGATCTAATCTCCTTGTAAGTCTTCGGAAACTCATCTTTAAATTCTTCTGTTGTTTTCATTGCTATACTATGTTAGCGCTTTCATCAGGGTTGTTTAACGCTATGACTGCTTCTTCTATTGCTGTGTATATGTCTAGACTGTCGTACAGTGCCTGTTTTGCGTTTACCTCGTACACTCCAAGTTTCTCACCATTGAAAAAGTAGGACGCCTTCTCCTTAGTTATGACATTAAGTAATTCCGCAACCTGGAACATGTCAGCAACCTTGTCAAACCCTTTACCATTTGTCACAGGCACAGTTGCTTTAATGTTAGGTAGCGCTATCTTGTTTTTCTCTACTCTAATGAGTGCGTTGTACCCTATGGTGACACCTTCCTTATTATCTATCTTTGTAGACTTACGTATAGCAAGTCGCTGTGATGCATAATACTTTAGTGCATTTCCACCAGGTGTTGTCTCAGGGTTTCCGAACATTACACCAATTTTCATTCTGAGCTGGTTGATAAAAATAAGTGATGTGCCTGTCTTGTGGAACTCACCAACAATCTGCCTTAGTGCAGCCGACATGAATCTAGCAAGGTGCCCTATCTGTGCCTTACCTATCTCTCCATCAAACTCTGTGTCAGGTGTTAATGCTGCCACTGAGTCAACTACCACCACAGCAAACTCGCCTGTTTGGGCAAGTGTCTTGGCAATGTCCATCGCCATCTCTGCTGACTTAGGCTGTGAAAAATACAACTCTTCTAGGTCAACTCCTAAAGATCTGGCATATTGCAGACTGAACGCGTGTTCCACATCTATGAAAGCAGCCTTAAGTCCATCGGCCTGGGCTTTAGCGATGGTCTGCAGTGCAAGGGTAGTCTTACCGGACCCTTCATTTCCGTACAGCTCTACCACTCTTCCTCTTGCAAACCCTCCACCTAGTGCCTTGTCGATAGAATAAATACCTGTAGGAAGCAGCTCAACCTTGGTGATCTGTTCCCCTTTTGCCAACTTCATAACAGCACCTTTACCATGCTTCTTTTCCAGTATTGCAAGTGCATCTGAGATTGTGCCTTTGCTTGTTGCTTTCTTTGCCATATTCTTACGTGTTTTTACATAGTGCTTGTAATCTCTTTCGCTTTGCTGTGCTACCGTCATTCAAGTGTACAGCTAATTTGTACTTGCGGTTATGCTCAGCCACTCCACGACGCTGTTTTGCACTTGCTCTTCGGCCTGCCCTGTTTGTCTTGTCTTCTGGTTCAACAGATTTATCTTTTGTGGTCATGTGGTGTGAGTTATCTCTTTTTGGTAAACTTCTTTGTGTAGGATCTGACACAGTCACTGCCTAGTGTTTTATAAAGTGCATCACTGTTTTGTGCCTCTTTGAACCAGCCGTAATATGCCTGCTGCTCTTCACCTACATGGATAATCAGAATCGGCAGGTTTAGCTTACGCCTGTGCCAATTCAGTATACACCGGCCTACTCTACCGTTGCCATCTTCAAAGGGGTGTATATTCTCAAACTCTATATGAGCAGTCCTACACTCTTCCTCAGTCTTAGGCAACTTGCTGCCTGTCCACTTACGCAGCCATGCGCGTGTCATTGCTACAACACTGGCATAATGAGGCATTATGTGGGAGCCGACCCTAACATTGCATGTTCTAAACTTACCGGCAATGTCAGGTCTCAGCCGTATTTGCAGCCCGTAGTGGCATTCTAACAGATCATGCAAAGACACGGTATCAGTTTCCTTAAGGAAGTCCCACGCATCAAGATGGTCCTGCCATGCACTTTCAGAGAGTTCTCCTTCTATTTCACTTGAGGTCTGTGCAAACTGTATTTCTTTTTTCCTGGTGTAGATTATCATTGTTTGTTTTGTTATCGTTGTCGCGGGGCCCAGAGTTGAACTGGGTTCTGTGGTTTATGAGACCACCGAGATGCCGTTTCTCCACCCCGCGGTAAGCCTTGCCAGACTCGAACTGACATCTAACACGTTAGAACCGTGTTGCACTTCCAATTATGCTAAAGGCCTGTTTTCAGTTGCTAGTGAACCGGTAGGTCATCTCAGATTTGAACTGAGGGCTTCCTGTATGTAAGACAGGCACTCTACCACTGAGTTAATGACCTATGTTCGCCATGACTACCTTTCGCGCACCACGAGGGGTTTACACCCTCATGACATAAGTCTATTTCCATGCACCACCTAGGACAGTGGATGGATCACAGCAGGAATCGGTGGCCTATCCTCCCTCTTCCTGTTAAAGCGCGGTGCCCGTACGTGGCCTCCACTAAGGTTTGGTATCTTCAGTCATTCACCTGCTAATGTGGCGCGAAAGATAGTCATGCTTGAAATGTTCTTCACAGTGAGGGCAAGGTTTGACTTGCAGGATCATCACAACTAGGACATCTAAGGTTTGATATTCCTATGTCCGAGTCCATTACGGCTCACTGTCCGCCACCTCACTATGAAGAACACTTCTTTTCAGTGTTGTAACACTGGTAGACGGTGAAGGAATCGAACCTTCGTATGCACAGGTATAAGCTGTGTGCCTTAACCACTAGGCTAACCGTCCAGAGGAAACAGCAGTACTGTGCTCTATGTTGGAGGCAAAGGACTTCCACCTTTGCACGTCGGAGCATTCTACTGCTTCCACGGTCTCCCAATTCCAAGTCTTACAATGCAGCTTGGGGGCGTCCTCCACTTACCTTAGAGGATCAGGACAAGGATTATAAGCGTCTTTAATGAATTCCGCCACTCCAACTTGGAACACTCTACCATCTTCCTCTCAGTTTGTTTAGAACTGGTACCCCCACTAAGAATCGAACTTAGGTCGGACGGTTAAAAGCCGCCTGCTTTACCACTAAGCTATAAAGGTATGTACTAGGGCAACAAGCGAAAACAGGTGTGTTATACATGCTCTACCATTGAGCTATCAACACCGAAGTGTTGAGGTGGAATCGAACCACCGACCTTGTCCTTAAAGTGGAAGTAACTGTTTTCTACAGCACCTAGTACTAGTATTATATACTAATTTTTTGAATTGTTGAAATAACTGAGTCCCCTGATTCCAACGAATGAAGCATATCAAATATTTTTTCACTCCAACCAGCCACTTGAAAAATGTCATTGGCATGTTGTGAGAACACTTCCTTGCCATAGCCTGACAAGTTGAAAATGTATAATTTGGAGTTAGGGTGTTGTGTTTTGTACTGGTTCCAAGCTGCACTAAGGGCACGTCCGTCGTATGATGAATCAGTCATCTGACAGTCAGTAAACATAACGACTTTGTCAACACTCTTACCTGTCTGGGTCAGATACTCAATAACAGTGTGACCGTTTGTAGCGTAACCTACATCGCCTTCACACCTTCTTAGCTGGCAAGCATTCTCCAGTATGTTGGTGGATGCCATTGGGTACACCTTGAATGTATCTCCGAACAGTCCTGTCTGGACGAAGTTGGAGTTGGCCTGAAGTAAAGACCCAAGAAGGAGACCTACATCGTAATACTCAACTACGCTCTTGTCAGACAGAGGCACCATCATTGATGCAGATACGTCACATGCAATCATGACACTTTCGGTTTCACTGAAAAAAGGTATGTTGGCTATTGAATGCTTGACTGCCTTATTCAGAGAGTCTAGGATCATCGTCACCCCGTCACCTTCCACCTCTTTCAACATTCTATACGCTGAGTAGAATCTAAATGGGAGTTGCTTAGACGCAAGTACCCGTTCCTTAGCAGATATGAATTGGCACACCTTAACTAGTGCATCCTTAGAGATGCCTGCCTGTACGAAGTTTCTTAGGTTTCTCATCATGGCCATGTAACCAAGCTTGTCATTCATGATTAACTCCTCCCATGCTTCTTTCTTATCTAGCCCTGAGGACAGAGAGGTTTCCCATGTGTCTGCTGATCCAAGCGTGCCTGATGCAATCATTGCAAACACTTCTGACTGCTTGAACGTATCACTGCTCGGTCTAACAATGAACAGTGCATCTTTAAGTGTCACCTTACCAGGCCTGTTGTACTTGGCAAACTGGTAGTGATTGAACTTGTTAAACGCCACCTGTAACCCCTTCTGAATTTGCTTAGACAACGGAGCAACATCATTACGGTTGTTAGCAGCACAGTAATACGCAAGCATTTCTGTTATTTCATCAACCCTCTGAATCACTCTACCAACACCTTGGGAAACAAGGTTGTCACCTGAGTGGATCCTGGCTAGCTCTATCATTAGAACAAGAGGTATTGTTCTTAGATGCATCTCTTCTCTAGCATAAATTGCAAGTTGTACAGCAAACTTAGGGTCTACTGTAGGTAGAAGACCTCTTAGTCGAACCAGTTGATCATCAGATGATTCGTAAAACTTATCACTGACCATGCAAGTCACAACCAACGAATACAGCTGCAATTCAGGTGAATGCATGAATGCTGTGGACCCTTCATGGTTTTCCGTAGTATTCTGCTGTGGTTTGTTAAATCTTGTCATGTTTAGTTAAGTGGGTATCCCATTGCTGTAAGGGATTGTGAAGTGATGTTGCAAACATATGCCATGGATGTAGAAAATATAACTCTGCCTTCTGAGTTAACGACCAAGCTCCTCTCAACAGGCTTTATGTTTGATGGCACTTCCAGGTTGAACTGGTTTCTTGCTGAAGGGTACTTCAATGAGAAGGCTTCACGCAACGCTTCTTCATTTTTTGAAATCCATCTGATTTGATCAGAAGTTAACTCGCCTTGAGGTACAACTTCTTTGATTTTCTTTTGTGTAAGCATATGTAAGAACGTTATTTTGTAATTAAGTATATAATACCACGCTTGCCAATAGTTGTACATACCGGACCTGTTAACAACTTTTTTTTGGCAGTGTAAGAAAAAATGCCACTAGCCTATGGGTTAGGCTAGCAGCATGTGGAACCAGTATGCAGGTTAGTCAGTACTCAAACTGGAGTATGGTTTGCAAAGGATCTCGGGTGAGTTCCTCGTTTGTGGAAGAACCACATCGGTCCTCTGTTGACATATTTTCTTCCTGAGGAAGAGGCGACACTTGGTCTGTGTATTCTAGTTTCATTTGATGTTTTCTTTTTTTGTTTCATCGTGGAAATGAGCAGTCATTTGCCCTATGTTAATTATACACTATCCTAGCAAATACCGAACCCGCCGAAACAGTGATAGCTTCACACCGTACACACGTTTCACATAGTCCTTTCCCATGCCTACTGCTACTGATCCTACTGCATCTTTGGGGTTTGCTATTCTATGCGACCGCATCAGTGCTACTGCTACGTAATACGACTTGGTGCTCTTGCAATTCTTACAATATGTTCCTTTGAACCTACCGTGCATGCAGGTCTTGCAGACGATTATGTCATGTTCTGTTCTCATATAGTGTGGTATTACTTATAAGTTTCTGCGTCTACCAAACTCAGCTAGTAACACAGAGTCAGTAAACCCGTCATGTAGTTTGTTGCTACGCTCTGTAGGAGTAAAGTCTTCGCTAGGAAACAGTCGCTGTGCCACCATGCAACTCATAGCTTTTGTGTCTTGCTTAGGTAGATCTTTGAACATTTCAGATTGCCATGTCTTTGCATGCACAATATGAAACTTCATTTTTAAGGCAGTGAGGATACCTATCATCATGCCAAACCCCTTGCCGAAGTTAAATGCCTGAACAGACCCAAGCTGTGGCATAGCGTGTGCCTTTTCAAACACTACTGTGGCATCAGGGTACTTGTTCAGAAAAGTTATTATATCAAAGCAGTTGTACTCATTCCTGCTAGCAGATGTTTTTTGAATAGGCATGACAATCTTTTCAACTACAGAGTCACCTTCTATTACAGTTAGTGCTCCAGCATGACCTCCGTCAATGCCTAGATATTGCTTAGCCATTGTAATTCTTTAACATCTCTGAACTTGACTGCACCTTGCCTCCATGCCCTACATCAAATGCCATCTCTATCTTGAGACTGGCACACACTCTGTACTCCGGAGTGTTATCACTTTTTCTGTCACCTCCGTTTGCAAACACATCTGGTCTGTATTTACGAAGGGCCTCACACACATGGTCATGATCTGACTGCAGGATCTCTACTCTGTCAACACACCGAAACCCTTCTATTAGCTCCTTCCTTTCTGTCTGTGACATGAATGCTTTCCCTTTCTTTCTTGTCAACCAGTCATCACAATTTAGCACAACAATCAATGAGGTACCTAGCCTGCTGGCTTCTTCAAACATTCGTAAATGCCCCACATGTACAGGGTCAAACCCACCTGACACCATCACCACCTTTTGCTCCGTGTTGTTATCTGAATATGTCATACTAACCTGGCAGTATTACAACACACTCACTGAGGTCGTCTGACTTCATGTCGTTGTCAGCAAGGTCTTCCTTTGAATAAACATCTATACTCCCATGCTCACTTGTATCTGCAAACCCTGTGCTAACTCCGTACATGGTCATGGTGTTGTTACCTTCTTGATCTGAGTCTACTAGAACTACTGCTGTCTTAGGCAGTGTCTTTAGAACTGTTATCAGGTCGTTTACTGTAATCATAATAGTATCTTAGATATTGATAAAAACTCTGCTGTGGTGTTTACATACATGCGGTCCACTCTTGCATTATCTGAAAACCCTACCCTGTGTTTTGAATTACCTTGTATCATCTCTGGCCCAAACTGTTCCAACTTGCAATAGTCAAACACCTCTATCACAGGGTGGCCATCTCCCATGAATAGAACAAACAGCATTGAGTTGTCACGACGTATCATTGCATTGTGGCAAGCGTGGCTCATAAGGAGTGTTCCTCCATACCAGCCTGCTTTATGTTTTGAGTATTTATGTTTTGGATCAGACGTTGTCTTGAAATCCATGAGTGTGGAGTACGGAGCCTTGCCGCACCTGTCCACTGTGATCTTGGCATCTACTTCTGAGAAAGTGTCTTTTGTAACTCTACAACGCTCAGCTGTAGACCGTCTCTCTAAAACACTAACCCATGGAAAGTGATCCTTGAGTTGAGCTGCAGCAGCTTGAAGGAAGTAGTCCTCAGCAAGAAGCCCAAACTTTAGTTTACTGCTGTGTTTATTGTTAGGCATAGTACAGTGCATAATCAGCCTGAAATTGAACGTCTGCTGGTGTCAGCACATACCCTTCCTGTAACAGATACTGCAGTGTGTTTTTAAGTAGCCTTGCCTGTGTGTCAAACGAGTCCAGTGCATAGTTACCGATATGGCATTTATGGTTATGCACAGTTGACGCGTTAAGTGGAGAGCTTGACACTCTTCCAAGAATATGATGGAGTGCATCCACTCCACTCATTCCGCATACATCACAATCGTACTTATATCTGAACAGCTCTCTATTTTCAGCAGTGAATGGGTTTCTTAATTTCATACAATTTTGTTAAGACCTGATAATGCATAGTATTCGCTTGCGTCCATGACCGCTAGCTTAGCCCTAAGGATAGATTTTTCTGATTCCAGATCGTCCGGTATCATCATTACTATACTTTTTCCGTCGTACAGTCTAAGTTCATAATACTCTTCTACGTGGAAACGAAGACCTGTTATCTCTCCTAGCAGAATAATCAGGTTAGGCTGTAGGTACTTGATCTGATTGAGAAGGATCTCAAACTCCTCACCTCTTTCTGAGTTCAAGGCAGGTCTGTCTTCATGGCCCTGTGTCTTGTGAACACTTGTGCAAGATATCGTATCCCATTGCCCAGGTGCCACACCTTTTATAACGTGACCTACACTAGAGTTAAGCACACGAGTGCTCGAATCAATGTCAGCAGCCTTGAGTGTGTCTTCGTTAGGAACACTAACTATCCTAGTAACACTCTGCTTAAGAGGTGCATCTGACACAAACAGAATACTGTTCCCGTTAAAAAAACCAAGATCAAAGTCAGGGTAGGTGACAGCATATCTTTTGTGATATGCCAAGTGTACTCTGTCAAGTGATACTTGCTTATTTGATGGTTTCATAGACATAAGACCCAGTGATGTGTTCATCGGTTATTACAAGTCGCTGCTTCATTAGCAACTGCATTCGTTCTTCCTCATTCTCTTCAAGGTAATTTATTTTTACCTGCATCTCTTTAAAGCTGGACACTCTACACCAGTCGTTGACTGGTACGATGTGACCATCAGGATCAAACTTGGAATCCACAAACGCTACTATATCATGAATGTAGTACTCGTAAGGTCTGGGTGTGATGAAGCTGTTTTCGTTGTAATCAACATCAGCAATAACAATACTGTACTTTGTGTCATCTAACAGTTTCATGTATTCGTGACGGTTAACCCTGTTTTCAGTTTGAAAGAACGCACTTTTAGTTGTGATAACATGGTTCGGTCTCCACACATACTCAATGAAGTCGTCCAGTCTACCGCGTTCAGTGCCTCCGAAATAAAATGTAGTGCTCTTGTTTGCATTCATTTCTTCAGTCGACAGGTCCCATTCATGCTTGTAAAGTATAAACTCTGAGATAGCACCATACTTTTGTTTTGCTAAGTGGCCTATTGACTCTATAGGCTTGGTAGCCTGGGTGTAGATAGTGTCAAACATCTCATATTTTGACTTATCCTCTGGTACAAGACGAAGATCGGTGAGCATGAAGTCTAGGCGAGGAGTAAGTCCTTTTAGAATGTCTATGATTCCTTCACCTTCTTTATCAAGTGAAAATGTACCGCTGAACAGTATGATCCTGTCATATATCTCATTCAGCCCAGATGTGTCTATGTTAATAAACGCGCCATCCCTAAGATCAGTGTCACTCAACATACTGACCTTGTGCCCTTGCCTTGCTAATATCTTGGCAACTGTTGTTACCTCAAAACTCCATGCTGCGTTGTCTTCTTTGTCATCATGAAAGTACACTTTCTTGAACGGTTTGTAGATTCCAATTTTCATAAGTATAAGTTAGTTAATATCTTTATCATCATCATAGTCATCGTCGTATGGATGAGCAGGTAACGACTTACCAGTGTTATCGCTGTACCACTCCTCAGCGTTGAACGCTTGGTGGTTGGTGCCTATGCTGTATTTGTCAAGTTCCTCCACACCATCGTAGGTTGTCACATCAATCGCCAACGCCTGTATGAGTCTTGGTAGTTCCCACCTTGGGTTATAGTCATCCCAGTATTCACATGCAAGAAGTGCAAACACACTGTCATCCCCTGCTGACGCAGCTTCTACAGCTGCCATGACGACCTTGGCATTGTCATCACTGTGTGTTTCCTTGAGTGATTCACGAAACTTTGTCTTGCTGTATACTGCTACATCAAAATGCATTCCCATGTTATTTTGCAATTACAATTACTGCCCTTGAATCCCGTGGGTATGACAAACAGTGCTGTACGTTTAGTAAAGATGCTGGTAGATACGCAGCATCATTTTCGTACGTAGCCAACTGCTCCTTAGTTAGGTGTGATTTGACACCTGCTGTGTTGTTCCAATACCCTACAACTTGGTGAGATACAAGGCCACTCCCAGCTACTACCTCAAGGAGTTCGTCTAACTCAAACTCATCCTCATGATCGTCCGGCCAGTTTAGTTCACCGTTATGCTTGTTAGGTGTGGAAATAATAACTGATCCACCATCAGTTAGTTGCTTCCTGTACCCTGCAAGAACGTCTTTGACTGTGTCCTTTGGGATGTGTTCCACAAACTCACCAAGCACAACAACGTCGACCTCCATGTTTACTGTTTCCCCGAACACGTATTGTGCACTGCACTCACAACCATCCCTCTTACTGATCTCAGAATCCCATTCCTGCTGTCCTGCATCAATGTAGTCCTGATTGATGTCCACTGCAATATACTCGCCATCAAACCCAGCATCTATTAGATAATGAATCAGCATGTTTTTTCCGAATCCTACATCAAGCACCTTCTTGGCACCAGATTTAACTACGTAATTAGCAAATAGTAGGAACCTGTAATGATGGCCAACACTCCATGTGCTTGTATAATCTATTTTTTTAAGATACTGCGCTGTATCATCGTTGAGAAGTGACTTCATATTTATTTTACTTTAGCTTGTGCTGTTTCTAATGCCTCCTGTATTTGTTTTAACTGGTCCTCTAGGTTTTCCTCTGTTGTGTCAAGCATGAGTACTTCACACTTAGACAGTTTCTTGAATTCCTTGTACCACTCTGTAAGCTGACTGTATTTTGCAACGTCGATGATGCCTTTGTCATCTTCTTGATACGCTTTAGGATCCTTGAAACACACAACTACAAGTGCCCCCATCTTTGCATAACGAGCATCAATGGAAATTATCTTTTCATGTGATGTGGATCGTTGGTACGCTCTACTGTATGCATACTCACTAGGAAACAGTCTATCGTAGATAAAGTCATACCCTGTTTGCTGAGCCAGCTGGCAGTGGGTTTCACCTGCATACATCAGGTCTATCATAGGGTCAAACCACTTCTCACTACGAGTCATCTTGACAATAGGAACATCAAGCTTGTTTGACAGTGCTGCACCTATACTTGTCTTTCCCATCATGTCTGCACCTTCCATAATTATGATTGTTTGTGTTTTGTTTGCTTTCATATGTTGATTATATTACTTAAGTTACGATGTGTACACTGAAGTTGTTAACAGTTAGCTTGCCTCTTTGGTCTTATTGATCTTGGCCAATATCGCGTTACGGCGCTTTTCATTCTTTGCCTTTTCCTTATCCTCAAGGGCCTTCTGTTTCTTTGCAGTCATCTCTGCTTTTTTGATATGCCTTGTCTTTCTCTTTTCTTCTAGATCTATAAACTTGAGTATCTTCGATTCCTCCCTGTCCTTCTTTCTCTTGATTTTGTCCTGCTCCTCAATGGAGTAGATCCCCCAGTCCTCACTAGGAAACACAACCTCTAGGAACCGCCTGATAGGTGCGTACACTTGCACCTCCCAGTAGTATTGCCTGTCCCAAACACCTGCCCACTCTTCACGAAGTATACCTTCTTGTTTACCTGTCTCAGGATCTTTGACCACTATGTAATCTAGTCTTGTACCCCACGACCTCTTTCCTTCTATGATAGGTGGTAACATACCAGCATTGATCAGCCGTTCTGCTAGCCTGACGTGGAGTGGCTTTGATTTGTACTTAGATGGTGGTTTCGACACCTTGATAATCATGTTAAGATCATCTGGATCTATATCATCGTTAAGCATCTTACTCATAAGTGATTCAACCCACGTCTTTGCCTTAGCTACTGAAATGTCAGTATCATCATCAACCACCCAGTGGATTAGCTCAACCAACGCTTCACGGGTGATTCTAATTGTGTTCTTTTTGATGTTCTCTGTACCGCGTGAAAATATTTTATCAGTAGCATACCCATCGTACAGCACCATCTTACCAGCATACCGCTTCTTATCTAGCATGATCATTCTGCTAAACTTCTTTTCATACTCAAGTTCTATGATGTTGTTGGTAACACCGACATGACTTTCCAAGTACTCCTTAAGATCAGCCTCTACCTTCGCAACTAAGGAGGTTGTACCTTCATCACTAGCGATAGGCACAAAGATGGAGTCAGTATCTCCGTAGATTGTTGAGTACCCGTGCCTCTGTGCAAAGTGAGATGACAAACGGTTGAGGAACTGACCTGTCAAGGTGATAGCCTCTGCAACACTCTGATCAAAGTAGCGACTACCCTTGTCACCTGTGATACCATACATAGAGTTAGCCATCTCCTTCACAATACCTTGTGACTGCTGGATGTTAACATACTCAGGATCATCTTTGTCCATCCCTTTTGCCTGTGCTTTCCAGTCTGCCCTAAGATTCAATAGGTGCTGAACAAGGTCACCGACGAATGATATCTTACTTTTGGAAAAGAATGCGTTGTTGGCTGTTTGTATGTGCTCATCTTTAGGATCCAACCTTGCTTTCTCTGATTCTAGGAATGCTTTCCACTGGCCAAAATCAACTAGTTCAACCTTGATCTCGTCCTTAGTGCCTGTTCTAAGAAACTGTGACATAGCTACAAACCCATGATCTGACAGTTCCTTGTTGAGTGAATCACGTCCTATATTGAACCCCACCATGATTGACGGGTACAGTGATTTGAAATCGAATACTCTAACACCATCATAAACACCTGGTACAGGTGCCATAACAAACCCTCCACGAATAGAGATGTTGTCTAAGGACTGTTTCTCATTCCAATCAGGCCTAGCGTGTTGGAAGAACCCCATTTCATGAGTACGTCTCAATATATAGTTATCAAGCAACTCGCCAATGTAGAACCTATCCAGGAACGCACCTGTCCACTGACACTCCTTGATCATCAAATCAGTGATTAGGAGTTTGTTGTCCAAGTCAAACAGTAGCTTAACATCTTGTCTGTTATACTCTTCAAGGAGTTCTGGGTTGTTGAGATACATCTCCATAATGCCTTCCTCATGCTCAACCTTTTGTGCGCCAAGGAACACCCTGGACACTTCATTCAAGGAGAAACCTTTCAAGCCAATGTTAAACATTTCATAGCTGTACACCTTTGCACATCTTTGCATAAGATCTATGTGCAGTTTCTTTTTGAACATATCGCCTGGGTCTATGTTGTGAAACTCTAGCCTTCCTTGTATATAAGGTAGGTCAAACCCTCCTGAATTCCAACCTGATATAAGGTCATGATCTGTCATTAGGTTCAGGAACCCTTTCAGCAGCCCAGGTTCTCCTCCGGTAGATTCCTCGTTAAGCCAGAAGAACTCATCACCGTTGGAGTTCATAGCTGCCCAAGAAAGAATAGTGTGTGCACCAATCTCTATACCGTCATGGGTGTCATCTGTCTCAATATCGAAGTAAAGTATATCAAGATTACCTGCAACATCAATTTTGTTATCAATGCAGAATCGCTTCCACATAGAAAGGTCAGACTCATACAATACAACTCCTTCCCTTTTCAAGTCCTGGATCAGATACTTAACGTTGGAACTTGTACCTGTGCCGTACCTTACATCAGTTGATTCTTTGTTGCAGTACACCTTGACCCAGTCGTCCTTGTAATCCTCAATACGCACAACCACACCTTTATCGTAGTAGTTGTTTATGAGTAGTTTGACTACCTTCTTTTCCACATCCTTGGCGCTAAGGGCGAAGTACCATTCAAACCCAGATATAGTCTTGACACCACGCGACCAGTTCCCTGTTTTATCATCCTTGATTTTGCAAGCAATCTTAATGTCCTTGCCTTCATCCCATGCGGTCAGTGCGTTAATGTTTGAGTAATCTGGTTTTGACATAATATTAGTTTCGATTTAGTAATGCCCTTAGTGTTGGGTTAACTCCTCCACTGTCATCTGTGTTTCTAAGTAGCCACTCACAGTAGCTGCGCTCGTTTGTTACAAGATCTCTAAGGGAGGTTCCTGCATGTTTACCGAAAGGCATTGGGCTGTCTGGTGGGACAGGTCCACTTGACAATTCGATCATTCTTTCTAAGATTTCATCTTTTGTGTATTTTACTCTGCCAAGTGTGACTGCTTTGGCATTTGCTTTCCCCTTTGCTATCTTGTATAGTTCTTTGAAAACCTCGACCATGACCAGCACATCGCCTAACGCATCATGGGCACGTGCATCTTTAAGCTCAATACCAAAATACTCTCTTAACGTTTGTAGTTTGTGATTTGCTAGTGCGGCATGCTCAGCAAGCGGCATTAGCGTCTGGGCCAACCGCTTGGTGCACAACACTGAAACAATATCCACACCTTCACGCTCTATCATTTCAACATCAAATGCAGCGTTGTGTGCAACAAACACGTTCTTCTTTTGTTTAAACAGTCGAACCAACTCCTTGTGTTCTGGTGAACCTCTGAACTCTGGCTTTGACTCCACCATCTGAGGAGTGATCTTGTGAACTGCCATAGCTCCAGCACCTATCTCCACAGGAGGCAGGTACATTTCGTCAACCTGTTTTGTTCCTACTGTGTAAGCTACCTGCAGTAGCCTGGCATTGACATCGTCAGTAAGGCCAGTCGTCTCTGTATCTATGAACACTAGTTTGTATATCATGTTAGTTGTCCGTTAGTTTGCTGGTAAGGAAGTCACTGTCGTCAGGTCTACTGCCAATGCCTATGCTTACACTTTGTCCGTAGCATTGCATTGTCTTTGACAGGTCATCAAAATGGCAGAATCCTGCACTTGTGGGTGCTCCAAAAAGAGTGTGTCCTATCTCACTATGTGTTGTTACCTCACTGAATATTGCGAAGTCTTTGTGCTCTGTTATCACGTACTTCATATTAGAACAATGTCATATTAGTAGGCTTGCCTAGATCAGCTAACGCATCTTTGTACTTCTCGTTCTCGAAAAATGTTAGCCACTTTGAAAACTCATACTCATCTGGTATATGAGAGAAATCCCCTGTTCTTAGGAATTCAACTTCCGCATGGGAGGATATCTTAGGAATTGCGATGTGCTCATACTTTGCCTTGCTTAGGCCACCTGCAGTGATGGCGTGGAACATGGCAAAATGACGTTCATACACATGGAAGGAATCAGCAGTATGATGGTATGATCCATGCTCAAGATCAGGATAATCCGCCTTAAGGCTCATGTACATCATCTCATGTACTAGACTAAAACAAGGTGTGTCGTTACCAAACCCGAATATTGCATCTTGGGATCTCATGCGTATACTCATGTTTAGCTTGTTATCCCTGATCCTAAAGTTGATAGAGTAAGTGCAAGGCACATCCTTTGTGTCAGAAGCCAGGTGGGCCTGAGACAGAATAACAATTGAAGCACGTCTTGAGTCTTTGTCATCCCTTAGGGTTTGTCTTGTTATTGCGAACTGGTCCTGTTGTCCGAAGATGTACTGCCCGTAGTTAGAGTTGATTGTTCCGTCAGGATTGATGAGTGGGTTCCATGTTGATGCATACTTGCCTATCCGGGTGTTACCAGGGTCGCCGTTCAAATACCAAAGAAACTCAGCCTTGATGTAATCTAGGTTGAGTTTTCGTACTTGGAAATTGGCAAACCTGACATACTTAGGTAGCAGGAATGAGAAGTCCTCACATTCCAGAACCTTATAACCGCGAGGGGCAACTTCAACACCAAGGTGGCTTAGCCTGGTGTAGATTTCTCTAAACGCAGATTCCGCCACGGCTGATTCTTTATTGTGAAGTTCCTGCTGATCAGTTTGTCGATTTGTCATATGTCTATTATAATCACTAAGTGCAACAGTGTACACCGTATGCCTGTTAATAACTTTAGTTCTTGAGGTCTGTGTTGTACCCCATCTTGGTGCTGTTACTGTCTAATGCAGTCGGTATCCTGTCCTTCTCCTTGTCATACCGAGTTTGCACAACACGTGTTTTCTCAACGAATTTGGAGTACATTGTATCTGCATCAAGTCCCCACAGCAAACAAATGTTCATCATGAACTTAATACAATCTATGAGTTCTTCCTGCACCTTTGTAATATCATAGGACTGTGAGTTTGCCCTGTGGTGTTTCCACGGCATCTCGTTTAGTGCCTCACCTAATTCCCTATGTAGTGCTAGCATGTTCTCTTTTGTTTGTCTTACTCTATCTGCATCAGCAAGTGTTGCAATGTCGTAGAAGTTCTTTTGAAACTCCGACTGTAACTGGAGCATGTGGCTAAGTTTGTCTTGAGTCATGATCTGATATATGAATCCGATAAAATGGGTTGTCCTTGAACAATCCTGTAATGTGCTCTCTTGTACTTTCCTTCTCGATTGTTGCCCTATTGAAGCAAATCCATACTGGCTCTTCTGTGTTATCTTTTACTAGCATAGCAAACTTGTCGTATTTTTCAACCTCGAAGTGAGGCTCAATGACAAACACAGAACCTTTGTAGGCAGTTTGCTCATTCCAGTACTTGTGGATATTATCATCTTCAAGAGGATACTCTTCTCCTGTTGTTCTGTCTTTTAATGTGACCATTGAGTGTTATGTTTCGTTATCCTGATAGTCAGTGTAATCTAATCTGGAAGGGTTCATCTGTGTTCTAAGGATATATACAGCAGTAGCCATTGTTTGTTCGTTGGCTTCTGACATTGATTCTTTGATATAGTTTTTTGCTATCAACTTTAATCTTAGAATGTTCTTGATTTTATCCTTTCCCACACCTGTTTGGGCTGCGTAATCACCAATGATAGCATGAACTTGTTTCATGAATTGGTTTTTGCCGTAGTCAGGCTTAACATGTGCCTTTCTGATGTCCTCACTGTCTTCTCCGATTTCATAAGCAACCAACAACATCTCTTTTCCCATAGGGAGCTTGATCAGTTCACCTGCGCTTTCCCTATTGGAATCATCAATTTCAAATATTACTCTTACACCACCCGCCCTGTTTGTAGGCGTAATGAATGTAGCTGGGAATACGTGCATCATAGAGGAGTCGTTTTACTTATTTGCTAAAATGGTTTGTCTTCGTCTTGTGCAAATGATGAATCAACTGCAGGGGTTGTGTCTTCAGTTGATGTAGGAACTGCAACTGCAGGCTGTGTTGCAACAGGTGCTGCAGCAGGTGCTACAATTGCAACAGGTCGTACTGCAGGTGCAACAGGTGCAGCAGGAGGTGTGACTGTTTCAATCATAGGTTTGATCTGGTCTGCTAGTTCTTTTAGAAAGTCTGTTGATATCTTTGCTCCTTTCTCTGCAAACTTTGGTGCAAGCAGTGTTGCTGCTATCTGGAATGCATGAACAGTGGCTGACTGAGCTGTGCTAAGAACACCTGCTGTTCTTCCTGCTGCTCCACCTCCGTAAGACTTCGATGCCGGCTTGTTTGGATCGTTGAAGTTCCAGTACTGCCCGTTCTGGCTTACTATAACATCAAGCTTGTCTCCTATTTTAAGGTTTGCCGCAAACTCGTCAAATGTTGACATGTCCCGTCCTGACTTTGCATCTGTTATCCTGTGAATAACATAAGGCCGTCCATTTTTTTGACTAACTCCTTCCTTGTGCTCAACTGAAGCAACTTCAATAGTAGTTGTGTTCGGTGATGGGTTGTTTTCGTCTGCCATAATAATTATAAGTTAGTGGGTAGTATTACACTTCTGTCTGTACCTCCTTCTGTGCTTTGAAATATGCCTGGGTCACTAGTCTAAGTTCCTTACCTACTTTACCACAGTCACCTGCGTTACGTCTAATCTCTTTAGCAATCCTGTATGGCATTTTGCCTTTACGTTCTGCTTCATTTGCTAGATCTTGTGCTTCTTGTGCATGCTTTAAAAGCAGTGCAGTTAATGCTTGAATGTTATCCATGTGTGTGTGCTAACTAGTAATCCCTAGATACCTTTCGTATTTGTAACAATCACAATACGGTGGGTGACCTTTGGTTGGTCTTTCGAAGTTGCCAGTTTCAATCTTTTCAACAATTGCTTCCATCTCCTCAAATGTTGCGGCAAGGTCATCTATAGATGGCTTGTAAGACAGAAACTGAATTACCTCATCTCTTGATGTTTTCTTAAACTTCTTTAGTAAAATGATCCACACTGTCTCATCAGCAATTTTGCCGAACCTTGACAAATACCAAAGATTGTACATGCGGCTTTGGAGCTTAAACCGGGCTTCACTTGTCTTCCACTTAGTCTTCGATGTCTTGTAATCCACAATCTTATGACCGTGTGTAAGCACATCGAGGATTCCTGAGAACTTGACACTAGACTGCTTGCCTGTGATTGGGTGGGTGATGAATTCCTTCACCTTAAGTTCAGTGTCTGCCTTGTCTAAACCGTAAGCAGCATCTATGGCTGGCTTTGCATCTACATAGTTCTTTACCATCTCTACACCTAGCATGTAGTACTCCGAAAAGGATAACTGCCCTTCAGGGTCCAGATCCTCCCTTTTAAAGTGCTCTGCAAATGTTTCATGCGGGTCCTTGCCATCGTTGTACATGTATTCTAACGCTAAGTGAATTGCACTACCAAACAGCAAATGCAGTCTGGACTGTGGTATCTCTATCTTTGCTATGTACCCGTAGTAGAATGCAAGAGGACATGATGTGTAGGTACCCATCATAGATGGTGATATTCTTTCTAGTTTAAATGATGACTCCGCATGTCCTGTGAGTGTGTCATCAAATTTTAAGTTAAATGGTCGTTCCATGCTAAAAAGGTTTTACTTGAGGAGGTGCCTCATTTATAAATCCAAGCTGGGTGTCGTTTATCAGCTTGTCCAGGAACTTAACCTGGCTGTCAGAATACATCTTGGACTCCTTTTTAATCTTGACCTCTGCTGCGGCCTTGGCTAACTGATCATCTGTGGTACAGGATACAATCGCGTTGACCTCTGTTTTGACTGCCTCCAACTGAACGTTGGTTAGCACAATAGATCTATGCTCTTCAGGTGAGCCTCCCATCATTGACTCTGACTCTTCCTCTGAGAATGTAGTGTCGTACAGTCCAACATGCTCTAGTACAGCAACGTCGTAAGCACGTTTCTCAGCCATAGTCCTAAGGTACCCTCTACCTTTGACAGCAGTGTTAACCTTGTTTGCTTCTCCTGTTTTTGTAAGAGTGTTTTCAAACTGATCATGAACACACCCCTTTGCAGCACCTTTGCCTTTTCTTTTAGAATTACACTTAATTGTCACCCTGACAATGTGCTCAAGTTCATTTCTGTAAGACGGTTGCACTGTAGCTGACTCTTCCACATCGTAATTCTTACTGATTCCTGCCAACGTCGCAATCTTCTGAATGGCTTTGTGAGTAAGCACCCACCTTCGCTCCTTTTGTATAAACCAGCAATCATTCTGACTAACCGCGTCCTTAACAGCCATTGTGCTACCACTGTGAGTCAGGAACACTGAGTCTGTGTGCGTTGTTGTTGTTGTTGGGTCTTTTGCCATGCGCGTTTTCGTTAGTATTATCCTATAATAGTATCACCCTGTGTGCAAATGTACAACGCCTGCCTGTTAACAACTTTTTTTTAATCGGCTGCCCTAGACCTAGGCACCTGTGAGCCCATGTCTTCTGTTTTGACTGCCTCCCCGTCAAGCTCTTTAAACAAGCCAAGTCGCTTATCTGCGTTCATTGGTATGTGTATGCCTCCTTCCCCCATTCTGTTTTTATCAATAGACAAGTAGAACTCATCTTTGATTGCCTGGAAGATAGCGAATATGTCAGCATCCTGATATATCGTAGATGACCCTTTCACATCATGCATAGTAATGACCTTCTTGGTCTCATCTATTTTAGTGATGTGAGAGATAAGAACGATAGGTATGTTGTTGTCTACACTTAAATCTTTAAGTGCTGACACAGTATCTCCTAACCGCTGGTAATACATTGTGTCTGACCCACGAACAAGTTTCTGGAGGTTATCAATGAAGATGACCTTGATATCGTAAAGCCTTACAACCATCGGAATGATGTCTTTTATTATGTCCAGGGTCAGCCCGCCTTGGGACCCGCTGTAGTAGTACAGTGGTAGTTCCGCTGCAGCACTCTTTATGTCTTCATACACTTCAGGGTCGTTGTTTAACTCATTGTATTCTAGACCAAGAGGTGCACCAATCATACGGGTGAAGTAATATGGTATTTGCCCTTCAAGAAAGAAGCCAAACGCAGCGTTACCTCTGTCCATTATCTCATGAATGATGTTAAGACACAGCGTTGTCTTACCTACACCTGAATCCCCTGACAGAATGATAAGGTCTTGATCCTTGAGTCCTTTTGTTAACGCATCAAATTGAGGAAGCCCTGTCTCAAGACCACGAAGTGCAGTGTCCTCCCCTGAGAACCAATCATCTAGTTGGCCTACAATATCAGCAGATGTACCGATGTAATCTATTTCAAATTGCTTAGCCTGCCCAAGCAGGTTTTTAAAGTCAGCAGGAGATGTAGTTGCATCATTGAGATAGTCATTTATATCGTTAGTTGGTAGCTCAACATTCCTTGTTTTCTTTAACCCTATTATTTCAGCAACCTTCTTTGCTCCTTCCTGCCCGGTTTGATCAGAGTCAAGACATGTGTACACCTTGTTAAACTGTGCAAACACACTAAGCCACTCTGGTTTAAATGTTTTAGCTCCTCCTGTTAGTCCTACGGTGTTTGTCACGCCCATCTGCCAAGCAGCCATCACATCAAATTCACCTTCAGCAGCGACAAGACCGCCTTTACTATAATCTACACCATCAATGTTGTACAAGACAGTAGGCTGCCCTTGCACACGCCTAAACGCCTTCTTGCCAACAAACTCCCTGTACTTAACGTTCCACAGCTTACCGTCCTGTATATGAGGTATGGCAATCCAATGCCCGCCTAGAGTTTGTTCGTACCCAATCCTGAAATGCTTGATGGTTGCATCAGTTAACCCACGGCCTCTTAGATAGTTGAGTGCCTGTGTGTCTTCCCATAGTGCTGTTTCCAGGGATTCAAGTACTGCAATGTCCATGGGTTTAAAGGACGACCCTATCAGGTCTCTAGCAGAACTAACACCTTCTATCACACCATATAGAGATTTGAGCTTAAACAGGTTTCCTTTATGACCGCATATCTTGCAATCATGTAGCCCTGTTTCAGCGTTTACATAAAATTTGTTTTCCTTGCCACACACTGGACACACTTCTAAAATCAACTCCCCACCTGGTACTGTTTTGTAATCTACGTCCTGACTGTCTAAGAACTCTTTGACCTTTGACATACTAGTTGATGTTACGAACTTTGGAACTCCTACTGTTTTCGAAAATGTCTGGCAGTTTGGCTTCTCGTTTCCGAACTTCGTATTGTTCTTTTGTTTCAGTTGATAATCTAAGGACTGGGTCCTGAGGTGATGTATACTCTGTGATTGTACCTACTAACTTCTTCTTGACAGCGCCGTTTCTAAAGAAGATGAAGTGATCATCTTTTGCTGACCTGATCAAAGCTATCTCATCTTCGTCAATCAGAAATGATACGCCTATTGTTGATTTAAGTAAGTATGTCATATTATAGGAGTACCTCTATGGTGTCCTTTCCATCTTCCTCGGCCTTAAGTCTATTCATGAATATTATAAGCTTGTTGCCTTTGTTATACAACTCCCTAGGGGTTGTAATAATAGGTGCCCACTGCATATTGTTAGTAGTAGGCAGCACAGACACCATTTGTAGTATCTTATCCGCTGTGTACTGAGTTAACATTACTGATATTGACTCACGCTCACCTTTCCTAGAGAAGAAGTCTGCATACCGAGGGTTGACGGTGCTAAACGCATCTATTATAGTAGCTATAAACTTGGTTTCAGGCACTGTCACCTTGTCTCCGGTTTCTGTAGTGTAGGTCACATCCTCCTTTACTACTATCTCTGTTTTCTTTTTTGCAGGTTTAAAGTCTGCAGGCTTGTCCTTGGCCATGGATACGTACAACCTTGAGTGAGACTTAACCAAATGTATTTTTTTGAATTTGAGAGCAAGGTTGTGTAATATCCCATGAGTTCTGCCTGGAGTAAACATAGGAAAGAAGAGTGTAACCATCTCAGGTGTTATTGCTATACACTGACTGTTCTGCACACTAGAGCCTTCACTCACTAACTTAGACAGAGTTGTCTCCTGCCTAAGCCAATGCAGAACAACTGCATGATCCAGACCAATTTCTATTGACTCTGCCTTGTCAACCGATAGTGCCAGTATTTGATGTTGTGATGCCTTGACTTTAGTCATTGTTTAAAGTTGATTAGTTTCGAATAGATACACGAAGTCTGCAATGCTGTACGTTTTTAGATAATACCGTCTGCCTGGGCCTGTCCCCACCGCAGTAGGTTTGAAGATGTGTGCATACTCTTTAGATATGTATGTTCGCCATGTCTTGTAAGATCTGAACAGCGTTATGATGCCGTCCTCCCCTACACCATGGAGCCAAAACACTCTGGCTGATACAGTTAGGTCTGCATCTTTTTTTGTATTCTTGGATCTAACCAAAGGTGTGCTTCTTCTGTTGTCCTTCGCTGCAGCAAAACATTCGTTAATCTCTAGTAGAATGTCTTTCCACCGCTGTGTTCTGCGTCCTTGCACTGTGGCAAGTTGTAGCTCCTCAACTAACATCTTGTCGCTTAATGAGTCAGTCATTGTTGTGTAGTTAATCATGATTTAAGTAGTTATATATTATCACGCTTGGTTACCTTTGTACACCACTCCATGTAGGACTCCGCGTTCAGTGAGTCAACGTCAACCTCACTTCCTGAGGTGTCAACTGCCTTGTCACCTAGGACTGTGTCAGAGTAGTTTTTCTTGCCTTGCAGTTTGAACAGCTTGTACTCATCTATTGTGTCCTTTACAAGCATCCTGTACACAACCACAGATCCAGTTTGCCCATTCCTATGTGCCCTGTCTTCCCTCTGTTCGGCACCTGAGATCGACCATGGCAGATCATAGTGAATTACACTTGAAGCACGCTGGAGGTTAAGTCCCATGTTACCTGCTGAGGTCATTATCATGATCTGATGCTTGTTGTCTTCTTGAAATGTGTGCCTGTTTTTTGTTCTGTCATCGTCATTTACATAACCTGCAATACAGAGTGGGTTGTACTTGGTTAGCTCCCTTTCCAGTATTTTGGCCATCGCTGCATACCCTGTGAATATTATTGTTTTTGTATCAGGGTCTTCCAACAATATAGCAAGCAACGACTTCAGACCGTCTAGCTTAGACCCATGCTTTTCACCTGTCACAAGCTCACCTGAATCTGCCAACTGCGAAAGTCTTGTCATTTTAACCAACGCTGAGTTAAGATTTCTTGTATTGTCCACCCCTTGCAACTTAAGTTCATCAGTTAGAGCGTTCTCAAAGTTGTCGTACATTCTTCTTTCCTCAGAGGTGAAGTCTACCCTAATATTCTTGTATATCTTAGGAGGTAGATCCTTGAGCACTTCGGACTTAAGTCTGCGGAGCATGTATGGTTCTATGATCTTGCTTAACTTGTCAAGATTCTTGTACCCAGCAACTGATCCATACCTGTTTGTGGTACAGTACTTCTCCACAAACTCAAGGTACGACCCAAGTAAGCCAGGCTGCAGCCAATCCATAGGTGACCACAGATCGTCTGGCTTATTACTCAATGGTGTACCTGTCATTGCTGTTTTACGGAGAGGCTTTAGCTTCTTAATGGCTTTGGTTGTTTTTGCTGTATGGTTGGCTAGCACTGTTGATTCGTCACATACGATGTCGTCCCACTCCATGCTTTTGAGAATTGGTAGATCCCTAAGAACAAGTTCATAGTTCAATATATAGTATGTGACATCTGTTTTGTAAAGGGCAAGCCTTTGCTTAGGGTTTCCTTTCACCACAACAAACGTTGAGTCAGGGGACCACTTTTGAAGTTCCTCCTCCCATGTTGATCTTATGACGCTAGGGCAGAAAATAAGGACCTTCTTTGATTGCTTAAGTTGAGTTCCTGCAATCACTTGTATTGTTTTACCTAACCCAGGCTGGTCACCTAGCAGGCCATTTACTGCACACATGAACCCAGCACCTCTTCGTTGGTATGCATACATAGGAATGTCTGTTTTGTCAAGAAGCTGGGTCTCCACTTCTGTGAATCTACCTTCCTTTAGTCTTGTTATTTTTTGAAAGAACTTGACTTGATCTCTATAAAGTTCCACAACCTTGTCGCTAAACTCGCAACCGAATGGGCCAAGCGCTTCTACAACATCTTTAACATGTACCACTGGTACAGACCATGTCTTGGACTTCTTGTTAAAAGTTCTACCAGGCACCTGGGCAATCATGGCAACGAGGTGCTCATTATATGGCAGTGACACCTTTAGTCTTGTTCTTGCTAATTCAACTTTCATAATTAGAATTCTATACCATTTCCTACATCTATGACAGGCACCCCATTGTCCTGCCACATCCTTACTATCTTTGGTCTATCATCTATCACAGTGTGGATCCACTCTTTTTTAAGCATCCTGTCAAGAATTTGCTGTTTAACAACAGTGTCGTCCCTGCTGTCGCCGTCACTTCTCATGAGCAGTCCAAAGTAGCAGTGATGCTGCACCTTTGATTCATTGGCAAGTTCTGCAGACTTAGAAAACTTGTTTAGCCAGCCGTTGTCTGACAGCCAACTTTCTGTGTCTTGCCTGCAGTGCTCTGGTCGGGCAGACACAAACATAATATGTTTTCCTTGTGCCATATACTCCTTAAGCATGAGGTCTGTGTTGGCTATCAGTGTGTCTTGTGGTGCCAACTTAAAGAATGTGTCCCAGTTTTTTGTATCACCGCTGGCATACTTTCGTCTATGCTCGCAGTTTGCTATGGTGCCGTCTATGTCACAGATGATAAGGCTGTCATCTTCGAAGTGTATCTTGTCAAACACAAGAGCAGTGTCTGTGATAATGTTGATACCTCTTCTAGAATCACTGTTATAATCTCGTTTGGCAAGAACACGTAGGTCGGCTTCGTCAAACCTCTCAATTGCAAAGGTTGCACCGCACTCCTCTGCAACAGCTTTCCATTCAACCTCATACTTTTCTGGCATATGGGTGTTATCTACCACCACAGATTTGCCTTTGTTAAGCATGGCTATCACCATGGCTTTTTCTGCATGCCTGGTCAGTCTTTCATTTTGCTGACTCCATTTACCAGCATGGAGCATTGCACGTAGGTCGTCCTTGTTCACCCTTACTGCGTTGCCTGACCGAAGCACATAGTCCTTTGCCCATGTTGATTTACCTGATCTAGGCAGCCCTTTTGTCATTACTAGTTTTGCCATAATTCGTTTATTAAGTCTATAAATTCGCTGTAGGAGCAGTCTATATGTTCTACCCAATCACCTTCGTTGGACGGGTGGATGAGATCTATAATAGCAGCAACCTTTCTTGCTTTGTCTGTGTCTGTCATACTATCGTGATTTCTTTACAACACTAATAATTCCTAGTACAACAATGACAACTGCAATTATGGCAAGCAGCAGTGCCATCCCTCCCCATAACGGAGCAAGTACCCACCACCAAGACCAAGTGATAACACCGCCGAGTTTTAGACCGATGAATAAAATTGATAAAATAGAAAGGAATCCTGTGCTTGTTGATGATGTTTGTTGCATAATGATGATGTTAATACTTAAACGTTTTGCTACCGTGCGGCTCTATCGTTCTCATGATTTGTTTGTCAAGCTGCTTTGCTTTGAGGTCAACCCACATGAATCCAAGTCCTGGGTAAGTGGTTGACATTACTACTTCTGCAATGTCTTTTCTAGACTTGGTAGCCATGACTTTTTCATGAGGTGCCAACTCAGATATAACCGTTTTTAGCACTACATAATAATCCATGCATATGTCTTTGACCACAGAGTCAGCCCAGTCATGCAACTCGTCAGGTATGTCATGGAGTATGTCAACCACACGTACGTTCATCAACTCACCATCGTACTTGCACATGGCACGCCATATCATCTTAGTAGACAGCCCTGTTACATGCATATGCTTCTCCACATAGTTAGGGAATTTGACCTTAACTCTTGTTCCGGTTTCATGAAAGTAAAGGACATACCCTTCAGCGTTGTCCTTGTCCTGTTTGCATAACGCATCGATTGGTAAGACATCACATAGAGCTCTGGTTTTGCAGCCTACAATTGGTTCTGATATGACAGTGTTGCCTGTGTCTTTTTGTATGGTTGCAAGGTGCGACAGTCCTGACTCTGGGTAGTTCACAACAATCCTGTTTTCCGGGTATATTATCTCAAACAGCTCTGTTCTCCCAGGCATGTAGGAATAGTTGATGTTCTGTCTAAACCATTCTGTAGCCCACACAGATTGATCAGAGTCAAAGGACCCTTTGGTTGCTATACAAGGTTTATCGTTGTACCAGTATAAGATGCCAAGTGACCCGTCAAGTTTTTCTTCTACTGAGTAGTGTTTATCTTTGGACAGCAGAGACTGCTCATCTTCACTAAGTTCTCCCCAGTTAAAGAACTTACGAAACGGTCTTGCCATCACCTCATCTGTGAGTGTGTTCAGTATTAACCCTCTGCATTCTAGTGTTATGTCGTCCCAGGCTTTGGAATACACACACTCTTCAGTGTAGCAAAATATCTTAATTGCAGGATTGCAGGGATGTGACCGTTCCTTAACAAGCCCTTTCTCTATGTAAGGGAGTATTTGTTTGTAAGTAGGAGACTGCATATTATGTCAAGATAACAATTAGTGAGATCGCCCACACAATTGGAACACCAAACGCGATTCCTACCCCTATAGGAGTTGGCAACTTATCAGTCGCTGTTAAATACATCCAGAGACTTACCCACCACATTACAATCAGCATTGTTACAACCCCTCCTATAAAACTCATAAATGTAGTCATAAGGATATTCATATTATTTTTACGTTAAGATAAATCTTCCACTCTGCTAGGTGTTCTTCTTGGGACTTTACGAGTGCTTCTGTTGTCTCGAAGTAGATTGTGTTTGGACGTTGGAAAATACTATCGTTGCTAGAACTAAGGATTTTACTAAAGTGATTGTATACTCCATGCCATTTGTATTGCTTCTCATCACTCCAGTCGGGAGTCCAGAACTCCGCACTTTCTTTAATCACTGCTACTGCTTGAAGGTACTCTCGGTGGTCTTCGGCTTCTTCATCTGTTCGGAAGACATTTCTTTGGGAGAGTCGCCATTTGTCTGACCCATGATTTCCCCAAGTATTGCACGATACACCTCCATAACTGTCTACATAACAGTAATCATCTCCCTCCTCTGGCACAAATCTTCCTTCGGGTTGTGCATAGTGAGCAAGTGCTAACTCTGCTTCTTCTTTGGTAATTTCTACTTCGACTGTTTTCTCTTCTTCAGAGTATGTTAAGGATCTTTCTATTGTGTATTTTTTCATATTATCTGAGTACTGACTTACCTGACAATCTCTTGATAATCCTGTTGCTTTCGCCTTGATGGTCTGGCACATACTCCACATGATCTCCTACCATTACCCTAATTCTGTTTCTTTTCATACGACCTCCTATATAGCATCTTTTCTCTGTAGCATCCTTGAGTTGCACTATAAACTGAGTGTTAGGCAGCGCCTCTATTACAAGACCAATCACTGTTTCAGAAGCAGCCATTATTTTTTGTAGATAGCCAACCCAGCTTTTGTACGAATTACCACGCCAGGAATCTCATGCTCTCCGTCTGTGGCGTTGATGAGTTTGTCTATGGCTTTTTGGTCCACTTGCATATATTTTGCTGGGAGTAACACAGTGTCTATGACCTCACCGTAAAACGCTTTCTTAAACCTGATTTCACCTCCATTACTCGGTACTGATTTAAGACCGATTGGGATAGTTAACTCTCCATCGCCTGTTGTCTTGCGCACGTCCGCTAACGTAATAAGGTCTGACTCTATCCGAGTATCAGCATACTTCAGGATCAGTGCCTTAAGTTTTGCTTCCGCATCTTTCAAAGGGACTAGGAACTTCTTAAAGTCTTCATTGATGAGATCAATTGTCTCTTTGGCTGGGGAAGTTCTTGCAGTTCTACGTGCTTCTACTTCATCGAATGTTCTTCTAACCTTTACAATAAGGTCTGATGCTGCAAACAGGTCGTCCTCCGTCTCAATAACATCAGGCAACGTGGAAGTTGCTTCGTCAATTGATTCTACTATAGACAATTCGTGTGCTTCCTTCTTTGTTAGTTTTGTTGTCATATTCTATTTAAGTGTTACGTAGGTAATTGCTGCTTCGAGGGCACCGGGCTTATATTGCTTTATTTCCATTCTGCTAAACAGCTTAGGCTTGACGTTTATTGCTGAGAGTAAACTTGATATACCGATCTGGCAATGTACGTCACATCCAGTCTTCTTGTTCTTATATACCTTGAGTTGCCTAAGGTCTTTCATGTCTGACAACCTGCTTATGTCTCCTTGTACCTTACGCCATCCAATTGTTTTTGTGCTAACATCTGCATACAGTTTAATAAACGCCCTGTCTAAGTTTGCCTCTCTGACATATGCCATAGAGAATCTTAGAACACCAGATTTGGTATCTACTGTAACCGATTGTTTTTTCTTGATAGCCTCCTTTGACTGTCTCGTTAGTTGCTTTTCAGGAACAAACATGAACATTGATTGTTTTGGCATGATTCGTTTTTCGTTATGATTAGTATAGTGATATAGTATTATAGTTGTCAACAATTGTACACTACCAACCTGTTAACAAGTGCTGTGCACCCACCTCTGTATAAGGAGTTTGCCAACTAATGATTAGTTCCTTATCAACACTGATAGCGTACCTGTGGGGCCCATTTGAGAACACGTGTATGTGCTTTACCCCTCCAAGTCAACCTTCTTAAGCACTTCAAACGATGAAACTAAATCAGGTGTAAGAGATGACTCGTTGAGTTCATGTTCCAACCCTCTTAAGGAATGTCTGGCCTGACTAAGAATGTGTCGTGTTCTTTTATCTGCTACTTCAGCGTTGGCTAGGCATGTTTTTGCCTCATATCTGGCTGTCATTGCATCAACATAATCTTGTATTGCTATAGTTATTTCTTTTTTACGCATCACAGAAACATTAGTTTGTAATCTACATGTGATTCTTACGTACCTTTAAAAGAAATGCGTTAGCCTTGGCTACATCTGTTTCTTTAGCAGGGTTCGCAGTAAACGCATCTTCAACTGCCTTCTCCAACTCTGAACACTTGTTTATGATTGCACCTAGTGAAATGTCAAATCCGTTGTCACTGTTCTGTGTCTTGACTGATTTAATATACTCATATTGTGGGTGCCCTCTGAAATCCACCCTAAACTGTCCTGTGCTCAGTAGTTCTTTAGCCTGAATCAGCACTCTAAGATATGCTGATGCATACTTGTGTGACCTGTTGTCTTTGTTTTCCAGAAGTTTTTTTCTTTGGCTGTACCCGTAACCCATGAAAGCGTCCTTGACACCTTTTGAGTTCCATAGGTGCGGGAACAACTCCATAAGTTCTTTGTAGTCTTGGTTGAGTTCAGCGTTGACACTTTCCACTGGGGCGAAAAACACTTCAAGCACTGTAGGGTTGCATTTTGTTGCAAGGTTGAGGAAGTGGCCTAGCTCCCAAGATGTGTTGTCCTCATCGCCTTCAAACCAAGATGTTGTTCTTGGCTTTGATCCTAGTGATAGTATCTCTCCTGTAGGCTGAATAAACACACCTCTGTAGTCTCTATCGCTTTCCGGGGTAGCCAACCCATGTGCCTGTGAACCTACCAACGTCTTAAAAAAGAAAATGTTTGTTTCTTTATCCATTGTCGCAATTCTTACACTTGTAATCTGCCTCCTCTTGTATATGCACACCTTTTTCTTTCGAGTAAACCTGCCTAGCAGGAATGATCAGGTGACCAGACCCTCCGCATACACCACAGTCATCTGTGGCAACACAGTTATCTTCATGCACCATGATAATGTCACCTGACTCTAACACAAGTGACACTGTACCATTGTCAAAATGTGCACCAATCTTACCCTGGATTATTTCGGGGCTACCTGTCTCGGGGTTAGTTATTGTTTTGAACTCTACAGACTGTCCTACTTCGAACACTTGTTGCGCTATCATGATGTTTTATTTGATTGAGTTAAGTTGCTGTTGCTCAGATAGTTTTTTTGCAAAAGACTTTCCTGCAATAATGTACCCGATGGTTGCCATCCACCCAAAGACAACAGACAACGCAACTGCAAGTCCTGAGTTTCGTCCGTTGTGCCTAGCGATTTGCCAAGTTGCTACGATTGATAATATGTACACGATGATTAAGATTTCCATAATTTGTTTCGTTAAAGTTAAGTTAATATTGATTGTTCTGTTGGTGATACGCAACAACTGCTGCCATGTATTCACAGGAATCGTATGCAACGCCATGCTCGTTTACACCACTAATGCATTTTCCTCCATGCGACTCACCTTGGTTCCAGTTCAGTGCTATAGATCGTACACTCTGCCCTTCTTCTAGCCATTGCTGCACCTTGACAGCAATGACATACTCTTCATTAACCTTCGTCTGGACTGGCACATAGCCTAACACTTCTTTAGAGTATCCCTCCCACGTGGAGTAGGTGTATTGGAAACACCCATACTCTCCAGAAGCCCCGTTCCCGCAATTGATTCCACCAGTGGATTCCTTCTGCTTGATTGCGTTCACAACTTTACGAGTTGATGGGGCTATAGAAAAGACAACTTGTCAGCCCTGACGTTTTCCAATTGTGATTCGATGTTACTAAGTGTGTTGTCATGTGCTTTAACAACTGATGCTTCTTCAGCATCAAACTCTGCTATTGCCTTAGCCCTTGCATCTTCTATTTCCGCAAGTTCTGCAGCCTTGGCTTCCGTTGTGGCTTCCTTTTCTTCTAGGAGGTATGTCTCCATTACAATTATCTCCTGTTGTCTCTTGACCGTCTCACGGTCACGGATAGAATCCATTTTGCGTTTGTCTGGTGCCTGAAATGCGGAAACTGTGTCATCTACAATGATAGCCACTGTGGACCGGACCTCCTCCTTTGATTCTCTTACTATAGGAGTCGTTGTTGCAGTGCGGTAAATACTTACACCTGTTATCACCAGCCCTACTACAATGATTAGACCGAACGGTGCTGTTCTGGTTTTCTTTTTCTTTGCCATAATTTGCCTTGTTTATTAGATAATATTGTTATGAGATAATTACTTACCTCTTTCGAAACCTGAACCACTCAGCCAAGGCAAGGCATTGATATCAATTTAACGAGTGGGTCAGCCTCCGAAAGAGACAAGCACTATTCTCAATTCTGCACCCAACAAAGGAGTTAAGAAAGGAAGTAACGTGACATACCGAAGTGTGCATGTTAAGTGCAGATCTGAGCATACTGCTGTGTGAAAAGTCTGGTTTAGAGGGTAGGTTCTCCATTCAGTCATGCCTCTGATTGTTACGGCCGCAATAACCGCAATCGTCGCATTTTTTGAAGTTCTTAGAATCTACACTCTGAGCCAATCTCTTCATCTAATGTAATTGTACACAGATTACCAACTATGTACACCTTTGGCCTGTTAACAACTACATGTAGTCATACTATATAATACCATAACTAGTCATATGCCTCTATATAATCTTCAAGTAACATTTCTGCTTCGTCCTCTGGTAGTCCTATATCTGACATTGCCTCTAGTGCCATCTCTTCAAATGTAGCCATCTTAGCTGTTGTTACTGAATGAATCAACAAGTGCTTCACAGTCTCGGATTTGACTCTGCAGAATGGGTCCGTTGAAGAGGTGTGTGTGCTTTACACCATTTAGAATTACAATGTATGATGCACCTCGTTGGTATGATCCATCATTATCAGTGGTCACTGTAGTTGTCACGTTTTCTGCTGCTGCTGCTGCATTGTCTGAGTAGTAGTCGTTGTAAGTTGATTTCATAGTGTGTATTTTATGGTTAACATCAAGATTTAATTTCCTTCCTTGATATAGATATAATATCACAGTGGTCAACTATGTAAAGGTATATTAACATCACAGTACAACTCTACAGAAAGTAAATACCTAGCAAAAAAGGCCTGAACAACAGGGCCTTGTGCTTACACTATCTTAAAGAGACGGGCATTAACCACTGCCAACTCCTGATTTGATTCCTGAGCCACACTCCCTGTTGTGACACCGTTATCAAGCCTATCCCTAATGTACATCTTCCAGATAACATCATCTATAGCGTCTTCAGCTATGACTATGTTCTGCAGCCTTGCTGCATTAGACCGAGTTCTTGCCCTGTAACTCATACGCTTTCTTATCTTATGTCTTGCACTGACAGCAGAGCCTCTGCCGAAGACGGTCTGCCCTACTGCGTCAGCAAACTCGTTATTGGTCAGTAGTGTCTTTGTCAATGTCTTCATAAAATTCTCTAAAATAAGAGGAGAAATCCCCTGGAAATAATCCACCAAACTTTCCTGCATGGTGTGTGCCTCTTACAACATGTCCCATCACCCACTGCTGAACTGAATCCCTGTCTATAACCAACCCATCATCCTTCATGATAGCAATGGCTTGTTCCACAAGTCTATGTTTTCTTGATTTTTTCATTCACGTAATTATGCGTGTTGACTGATAACGATATACTCTGTATTACGCTATTTGCCTTGGCAGTGCTTACTGAACGCAAGCAATATCTCGCTTGGCGTCAACGACTTGCCTTCCCGATACTTCTTAGTAGATCCTTTTAGAATCATGAGTTGCTCGAACATTTGCTGGTGTGCAGCCTTCTTGGCCTGTCTGATAGCTTTCTTTTCTGCCCTGCATTTCATTAGGTATGATGTAGGCAATCTTCTTGACCTTGCTCGCTCCTGTTTTCTCCTGTTAAGCAAGTCCTTCTCATCCTGACCAAGACTCAGATGGTTAGCCAGCAATAGTGATAACCTTATCTTTGCATCTTGCCTTTTTGCTGCGCGCCGTTTAGCATGACTCTGTTTGTTCACAGACAATGTGCTTCTTAATTCACCTTTTGTCGTATCATCTATTTCTTGCATGCATGACTTGCATTAGTGAACTCCTCTGTATACCTGGCCTTGAGCATCTTGGCAGTCTTACTCCATACTGTAAAGGTGCCAACACCGTTTACATGCCAGAACAGAAAGCCAGTCTTGACTGCGTATGAATTGTCTGTTTGTAATATTGACGTGTTGTATGGGTTGACACTGCTCTTGTTAAACAGCGACGTCACTTCTGACAGCCACTTTTTATCTGACCTTAGCGGTCCGTACACGTACACAGTTACCCCTACGTGAGTAATAATGGCTGATAGTAATGTCCCTGCGATCATGTAAAAATATAACATTGTTGATATGTATAACTTGATAATGTGTGTTGGTCTTTGCCTATGCTAACTATAACCCACTTCTGCACATGTGTACATAGGCTAGGTGTTAACAACTCTATTTTCATCTTTAATGGTTAACTTCTTTCTGCCCCTTTCAGCCAGTCATTGAACCTCTCATATACGTTGTGTACATCCTCAACCTTTTCTCCCTTATAAAAGAATCCTTCTTGAGAGATTCTTATAGTTTCTTCCTGTCCTCCTGGAAAAGATGAGTGGAATATAATCTGGTTTTTTTGTAGGGTGTCGCTTGGGTTTATTTCTTGAGAAGGGTCTTTCTCAAGTGTAAAACTGCTCTTAGGTGTATTCTCATCTGTGGTTATAAATGTAGTGTTTATTTTGTTTGTTTTCATGTTTATGTGCTTAGTAGAATAATCAACCCTCCGATAAGTATAAGAATGCCTCCTAGTCTTTGAATTTCTTTATCTCGCTTTGTCATCTCTGGCAATTTTAATTTATTTGCCTCTGTAATTTCTATTTTCTTGTCTGTAAGCCAGTTAAAGAATCTGTATTTTAGTTTCATATTACCAGTTTTCTACATCAAGAATAACACCGTCGACGTTTCTTTTTTCATCTACCCACGTAAACACCCAGGAATTTAAGTCGTACCCACAGCTGTCAAACCCTTTTGTCTGGAAAACTGCACCATTCGGGATTTGCGCAAACACCTTATGGCATGTTTCAAAAATACCATCTTCTCCTTCAATTTTGGCAATGCCTTCAAAGTCGTTGTCTTTGCATTTGTTGTACTTTTTTATTATGGATGTTAGTTCTTCTATTAAGTGTTTCATATTCTATTTCATTAACACGTCTGATAAGTAATCCAGCAATTGCACCAGACCAAACACCAAGAACATTCCTGCCATAAGACCTAGTAGGTGCTGGGTCTGTGTTGGTACGTATCCATCGTCTTTCCAGGTTTTTTTCATATCTATTCCTCAGGATCATCTAATATCTTCTCGATGTCTGTCTTGTAGCAAGTGGTTTCATCATCATCTGTTATCTCCATAAGACCATGTTCATTGAGATAGACGAGCGTTAGTTCTCTGATCTTTTCTGCTTTTTGATTGTTTGTTTTCATAGATTATTCCTTAACGATTAACTCCCTCTGTTCCTTCAAGTAGGTAAGTTGTAGATGAAGGGCGTAGACATACCCAAAGTTAGGTTTTCCAACCAACTTACTATTTTTATTGTTCTCGTAGTCTATTTCATTTTTCTCGTAGGCACTTATTTCCTCCTCAAACCGCTCGATCTCGTTGTCACAGATGGCAAGGGTGTATTCGTTGAGCAAACCAACCTCTTTGTCAAAAACGTGTGTCTTTGATCGACTAGATTGTCCTCTTCGTTCTATCCAAACTTTGCCTTGCAGTTTTTTTATTTTTGCTTTGTAGATGTCTATTAGGTGTTTCATATTCTATTCCTTTAGCTTTGATAATGCTTCTTGCCAGTAGGCTGTTTCTTCTTCTAATGAATCTATAAGACCCTGTTTGTACCTTTTTACACTCCTGTGACCTTCATCGTCAATCTGTGAATAAGATAGGATCTTCTCCTCAAACCGCTCAATCACCTCCTCGATAAGCTTAGTACGGTCTTGGATGATGAGAGCTTCTAGTCTTCGTGTTACTTCACTCTTGGGAAGAGGGGTTATCTTGGTAACATCTCTTGCAAACAACTCTTTGGTGTCTTTAATATCCATACGCTACTTTATTAATTTAATAATAGCCTCAATCGTTTCGTCATCCCATTCTTGGGGTGTCTTGGTGAGGTCGAGGATAACCCCTGTGCGAGAGATATAGTGGTCGCCTTCAGATGTGTAGCTATCAAACTGAAATACATCTCCTCCTCCATATACGCCATAGTCATCTCCCAACGCTAGGAGTATGTCTTGGAGGGTGAGGGGTTTTCCGAGGTTTTTGTTTATATCATCTGTTATTTCTGCTTGTTTTCCCCAGACAATAAAGTCTTTATCTTCGACAACCTCTCCACATCTTTTTAAGATTAAGCCTTGCTCATTTGAATATTGAATGTTGGTTACAACATCATAATCATGACTATTTGATCCAACCTCTTTATACAATTCTACCTCACACCCTTCCTCTAGTGGAATCATGTAGCCTTTGCCTTTGCAGGGTTTGCACATATCTTTCGTAGCTGACGTTCTGTATGTTGGATGCACCCAAGGTTGAAGCCCTGCCCCATCACAATTTTTACAGCAATTTATTCTTTTGTTTGCCTCTTGGGAGAGGGTTTGTAGTGGTGATTTCATACGCTACTTTATCAATTCAATAACAGCCTCAACTGTCTTGTCATCCCATTCTTGAGGTAATTTGGTGAGGTCGAGGGTGAGCGTCACCTCATCTTCGTGACAACATCCGCAACCCATAGTTGCTTCCTGGGTAATCTCTATAGTTTTTTCCCAAGTTGACTCCCATCTGACTTTATTTTCATCAAACACTAGGAGTATGTCTTGGAGGGTGAGGGGTTTTACAAAACATCCAAACTCTAGTTGAATCACGTAGCCATCGCCTTTGCAGGTGGTGCAATCAACAGCAACAGATAATCCATTTGAATCAATCCTGTTGTTTTTATTTTCTACTTGTCCTACTCCCCCACAGTCAGTGCAGGCATTTAGTGTTTTGTTTATCTCTTCAATAAGTGTTTCAAGTGGTGTCATATCAGTTTTTTTTTTAAACTTTTTAATCTTCTGCAAGGCAACACTCTCTATACGCTTCTTTTTTCTTAGGTTTGCACTAAGCTTCTTGATTGACTCGTGAAACGTCTTTGCATTTTTCATATTATCTATTTACCAGTAACTCGTGCAAGAAGTCGATAGTTATTTCTTCCTGTCGGTCGAGGGGGGTGTTGAGTTTCCACTTCTTTGAAGTACCTTCGTGTCTCCCCTCTCCCCAGTCCCTCCAAAATACCCCCTCTGGACTTATTAGATATTCCCAAGCGTATTCTTTTAAGACCTTATCCATCATCACCATCACATCTTCGAGGGTTATAGGTCTTCCGAGAGTTATAACCACATAATCTCCGTTT